GGATTTTTTCAATAAATTAGATTCGGAATTTCATTTCACCTTGGATGCAGCCGCCAGTCATGCGAATGCAAAGTGTACCCGATATTTTACCGCCGAGGATGATGGACTATCCCAGGATTGGGCCTGGGAAACAGTCTGGGTGAACCCACCATATGGCCGAGCAACCGATAGATGGGTAGAAAAAGCATATTTGGAGAGCCGGAAGCCGGAAACAACGGTGGTCATGCTTTTGGCCGCCAGGACGGATACAAAGCGCTTCCACCAGTGGATATTTCCACACGCAAAGGAAATTAGATGGATACCGGGCCGCATTAAATTTACTAACGACCAAGGGGTTCCGGCTGATGAAGCGCCCTTCCCCTCCTGCGTAGTTATATTTAAGGCAGAGGATAAGGCGCCATGAATCAGGCGATATTGGTGGAAATTAAGAGCGGCGCAATCCGGATTCGTGGATGAGAATGGAGGGTTAAGATGGAACGGCTAACAAACGATGCAATAAATAATCTCTTGGCAATGTCAAAATATGACTATCATATGTATGGGCTTGATATCAAAACGGCATTATCGGAGCTTAAGGAATGTCGCGCCACCGGCCTCACGCCAGACGAAATCAACACTATTGCGAAAAGTCAAATAGCAACGGCAGGTCATAATGTGGAGTTACAAGAGGAGATTGCTGAGCTAAAAGCGGCGAATGAGCGGTTGAGAGAAGAACGGGATTATCTCGTTGAAAACATGAATCAAAGTTGTGAAAATTGTACTCGAAGAGATGAAAAAAAATCTTGTGAATTGCATCAGTTTTGTTGTTGGCAATGGCGCGGAATTGGAGAGCAACCATGATAAAAATTAGATCACGCAGCGGGAAAATACACTTGAAGGACGATAGGTACGAGGGAGGCGCCTGGACCGTTACTGTTTGTGGATTATCTATTGACGCAGTAGAAACTTGGGAAAACAAAGGTCCGGCCTGCACATGTAAGAAATGCGCAAAAATTGAACGGGAGGGCATCCATGAACAGAGTTGATGAAATCCGGCAATATCTAGCTGACACCCAACCCAAAAGCAATGATGGATACGCCACGCAGGATATAGCGAAACTGCGTGCATGTTGCAAGCGGATGATATCCGAATATGACCATATAATCAAGAAGGTGCCAGCGGATGAGCTGCAAGTGGCAATAGATGAGGCAGAAAGCATCAAGGACTCTATTGTCGGAGGTTCAAATTTTGCTCCATATATGTATGCCTATCTTTCCCTGAGAGACAGTATTCAGAAAATATTGGAATCGGAAATGAAAAGCGGCGCGAAGATGGAGAGGGAGGGGAAGTGATGGATGCTATTAATCATGAGTATACCAGCGAAATAGTTTGCCCATGGTGCGGATATGAATTTGGTGATAGCTGGGACATCGGGCCGGAAGATGAAGATATAGGACAGATTGAATGCGAAGAATGCGAGAGAGCATTTACGGCTAACCGGAATATCAGTGTTAGTTATTCTACTCAAAAGTGCGAATACGGTAAGTGCGCCGAATGTGGCGCAGATAGGGTTGTGTTAACCTCTATGCATAGTTCATTGGGATCATATGACGGTTTGTGCGAAAAGTGCGGACGTGCAAAATACAAACGATTTATAGATAGATATGCGGCTACCATAAAGGCCAACAATCCCGAATGCGGAAGATGAGAGGCGAGGTGAGATTGAAACTTTCCCGCAAACGCGAAAAAGCCCCCTTGATAGGAAGCCTTTTCGCTGGGATGAGGCGATTAGAATGGGTGGGGTATAATCATTCTAATCTGTCTCGCAATCACCACATTGCAAGACCTTGGACGTTAATGACGTACTTACCACAATTAAATAATAGCCGTTTTTTCACATTTTGTCAATATGAGGTGCCGAGCCCCAGCTATAGTTTGCAAAACTATCATTACTATCAAAAGGGCAGAACTGGTGTATTCCACAACTAAATGCCACCACTCGACACTACATATTGTGCTTTAAGTAAAAGCTAAATTATTTCTTAGAATAATTGCCAAAAGCTATCAATAGGCCAATAACTGTAAATACTGTGGTAAGGATCTGGAAATCCGTCATTAACATCCTTTCTGTTTTGCACCTTGGGTGGATTTTATTATAGCACATTAAGGAAGATTTTAGCAATAAAAACGAGGTGATGGAGATTGACGGCTGAAGAATTAAGTGAAATCGCTATAAATCTGGTGACTTACGCTTTGGAGAAGCAGAGACCGAAGGCGCCAACAGAAACCCAAATACATTTTTGTTGTCGGAGCTGCGGCAGGCCGGTTGGCGTGAGGATGATGTATTGTTCACAATGCGGACAGCGGATTGATTGGGGGAAGAACGATGACGAATGATGAATTAAACGCAGCCCTATCCCTACAGCGCAAGATAGACCGCCTGCAAGCCCGCCTGGACGATTTAAGGGCAACGGGTGGAATAGGTGGCAGGGGCGATAATACGCCCGTGCAGGGCAGCGCAGGCGTGTTTGCGGGGCAGATTGCAGCAGAGCTTGTGCAGGAAATTGCGGAGCTGCAAGGCAAACTTGTAATCGAAAAGGAAATCATCCGGCGGGAAATAAACAAAATGGAGTTGTCGGATGTTGAGCGGAAATTGATGATGCTTCGATATGTGGAATGTAGGCCGTGGCACTGGACGGCGGCTTCAATGGGATATTCCCCCCGCCGCGTTTATCAGCTCCATGATGAAGCTAAAAAGATTGCAGTTGGTTGCAGTTGATTTCACTTGAATGTACTTTGTCAATAGGGTAAAATGTTATTAGTGGAATTGACATTAAGTCTAACCCACGATGCGGAACAGGGCAGAAACAGTTAAGACACTGCCCGGATGGCCGCATGAAATTGATTTCCACTTCATACCCTCTCTATCCCGCTGGCTACGGATGGCGGGAACCATGCGGATATAATTTAACGGCAAAATTCCAGTCTTCCAAACTGGCTATGTCGGTTCAATTCCGTCTATCCGCTCCACTGCCAGAGTTTCCGGTTCGATTCCGGACTGGGTTTCGGCCTTGTGATGTAATGGAAACATACTGGCGCTTATTTACTCGGGACGCTGCGGGTTGATCTCCGTGGCGTTTATCATATACTAGCCGTGAGGCCAGGGAAGTTTAATGAAGCATCCCTGGCCCACACCCGGCCCACACAATCAACACCTTGCGCTGATAAGGAGATAGAGTTATGTTTGCGAGCGATAAGGAGCCATATGCTATATTATCAATTCAAGAGCATAGAACGATTGGGGAAATCAAAGCGCTTATGAGTGCAGTTTATTATGTCTTGGGAAAAGAAGAATATACCAAGTTGTCAAAAAGTGCAGATTATTTTATCAATTTACTAGAAAACGAATTGCCGTGAATAACCCGGCCTCCGCAGGCCGAACAAAACGAATAATCACGCTTTATCTTCGGATGAGGCGTTTTTATATCCCAAAATTCGGGGATAGAGTAGCGCACTCGAAAAACGGAAAGCCTTATCCGCCTTCCCCGGATTAACTTTTAAGGCTTACGGAAAGGCGGTAATATCATGTTGGTTAAAATCGCAGACATTCAAACAAGAAGCAATCGCCGTGCTATCGACATATCGAAGGTAAAGGATCTTGCAGACAGCATAAAAGAAATCGGGCTTATTAATCCTATTACACTGGATATTGATAGATTCTTGATTGCCGGGGCACACAGAATAGAAGCGTTTAAGTTGTTGGGACGCGCAGAGATAGAGGCCACCACAACAGATCTTTCCGGGCTTCATGCTGAACTTGCCGAGATAGACGAAAACCTGATACGAAATGAATTACATTTTACTATTCGCGGAGAACAATTTTCACGGCGTAAGGAAATTTATGAGGAGTTGCATCCAGAGACCAAGCCAACTTCAAAAGGGGGCGCATTTCGTGGAAACCAATTTAAAGAGGTCAGCGAAATTATTTCGCCAACCTTTGCAGAGGATACCGCCGAAAAAATAGGCGTGTCCCGCAGGACGGTGGAGCAGGAAATACAGATTGCGAAAAAGCTTACACCGGAGGCAAAAGCGGCTGTTATAAAAAACGATATGCCAAAAACAGATGCCCTTACTCTTGCCAGAATGAAGCCGCAGCAGCAAAAGGCTATTGTTGATAAGTTAACCACCGGGCAAGCTGCTACCATAAAAACGGCTGCGCAGCTTATCAGACGCGAAGAAATTAAAATTGCGCCTCTGAAACAAACCACCGGAAAATACGATATAATCTACGCAGATCCTCCATGGCGTTATGAATTTTCCGAAACCGAAAGCCGCGCCATTGAAAATCAATACCCAACTATGACATTGGAGGACATAAAAAATATCCAAGTGCCGTGTGAAGACAATGCGGTGCTTTTTTTATGGGCTACAGCTCCAAAACTGACAGAGGCTCTTGAGGTTATGGAGGCATGGGGCTTTTTATATCGCACTTGCCATTCGTGGGATAAAGAAAAGAACGGTATGGGATATTGGTTTAGAGGACAGCATGAATTGTTGCTTTTGGGCGTTAAGGGTAAACATGCTGCACCATTGCCCGAAAATCGCTTTTCTTCTGTTTACAAGGAAGCGAGAGGGAGGCACAGCCAAAAGCCAGATTATTATTATTCCATGATCGAAAGAATGTTTCCGGACGAAACCTATCTTGAAATGTTTGCCCGCCAAAAACATAGTGATAAATGGGAGGTGTGGGGGAATCAAATATAATGACTTTCACGCCGATCTCCAATACTCGTTTGAAGCGGGAGAAGATGAGCAATTAAACGCTTTTTACTTAAAGGCTTTTCCTACAGCCGAACGAATTGAAACTATTTCTTATGAGGCAGATCCAGAATTGCAGCTAAGGGGAGTTGATAAAGTTGTACACTTCCCAGATGGTCGGACTGTAACTGTAGATGAGAAGAAACGGCGCAAAGACTATGGCGATATATTGCTTGAGTTATGGAAGAATAAAGAGCGGAAGAAATTAGGCTGGCTGTTCTATTCTCAATGCGATTACATAGTTTATGCAGTATTGGGATCCGGTAAAATCTATCTCCTGCCTACATTGCTTTTGCAAATGGCATGGAAACATAATGGACGGCAATGGTTGAAGCAGTATGACACCAAGCTTGCGAATAACCATTACTATAACACAGAGAATATCCCAATTCCAACAGATGTTTTATTGGCGGCTATTTCAGCCGAAATGAAGCAGGAGGCAAAAGGCGCATAGCGTCTTTATTGAGGTGAATCACATGCAGATACCGTCTGAATATTGGCCTATATGTCTAAAATGTGAACATGTACAGGATGATGACGAAGCATTGTATTGTGACAGGCAGAGCGAATGTGAAATGATTGAACATGAATAACGCCCCTTGCGGGCTATCAAGCAAGCACCTAAAGGGGTGCTTTTATTATATAAAAATTGAGGTGGTGATACGTGGCAAAATTAACAGATAAGCAAAAGAAAAAAATTATAGCTGATTATCTGGAATGTCAGAACTATTCCGAGACAGGGCGAAAAAACGGAATCAGCCGAACCACCGTTAAAAACATCATAGCCGCCGATCCTACTACTTGCGAATTGTTGCACCAAAAAAAAGAGGAAAACACTCTTGATGTGCTTTCTTATCTGGACAGCAAGGCCGAGGGTATAAAGCGGCTGGGAGATTACATACTTGACGAACGCCTGAACCCCGTAATCAATAAGGAACAGCTTGACGGACTTTCAATAAGTCAGATTGTCACGGCCTATGGGGTACTTACTGATAAAATGCTGAAATCAAAGGAAATTTCCTACAAATCAAAAAGCAATATTCCCAATGACGAGCGCGAAGACGATAACCTATGGAGCGCGATTGCAGAGGCGGTAAAGAAAGATGAAGTTTGAAAAGCTATCGCCAAAGCAAGCGGAAGTGTTCAAGTTTCCATTTGAGAATTACGACGCACTTATCTGTGACGGCGCAGTGCGTTCAGGAAAAACCATGATGATGATATACGCCTTTGTCTGGTGGGCTATGGAGCAATTCAACGGCGCGATATTTGCGGTGTGTGGGAAAACCGTACAGTCTGCCGAGCGCAATATTATACATCCCTTGTTGGAAACAAAAAGCATTACGGACAAATATGCCATTGCGTATACAAGAAGCATGAAGCTGTTGACCATCAGACGCGGCGACAAAATCAACTATTTCTACATATTCGGCGGTAAAGACGAATCCAGTTACATGCTTATACAGGGGCTTACATTGTCCGGTGTGCTTCTGGATGAAGTGGCGCTCATGCCGCAATCCTTTGTGGAACAGGCGATTACAAGAACACTATCAGTCGATAACTCAAAATTGTGGTTTAATTGCAATCCCGAACACCCTATGCATTGGTTTTATGTCGAGTGGATTCAAAAAGCCGAGGAACACAACGCCAAGCATCTGCATTTCCTTATGGATGATAATCCGGGGCTATCCAAGAAATCACTCGAAAAGGCGAAGCGAGATTTTACCGGCGTTTTTTATAACCGCTATGTGCTGGGCGAATGGGTGCAGGCACATGGACTTGTATATGATATGTTCGATCCTGCCTTACATGTCGTTCCTGCAACTCCTTTGGTTGACAGCAAACCGGTACCGCGAAAATACACAAAATACTATGTCTCCTGCGACTACGGTACAAAGAACGCGACCACATTTCTTCTGTGGGGTTACTGCGGCGGTGTGTGGTACTGCACCAAAGAATACTACTACTCGGGCCGCGACGAGCACCGGCAGAAAACAGATGAAGAATTCGCGGACGATCTACAGGCTTTTATTGGCGACATTCCTATTCTGTCAATCATCATAGACCCGTCTGCGGCCTCCTTTATCGCCGCCTTGCAGAAAAGGCAATTACCTACGCGCCAAGCAAACAACGCCGTGATTGACGGCATACGGCTTACGGCAAGCTGCTTACAAAGTGGGGCTATTAAGATATGCGATTGCTGCAAAAATCTGATAAAAGAATTTGGCCTGTATGTGTGGGATGAAAAAGCGCCGGAGGATAAGCCGGTAAAGGCGAATGACCATGCGCTTGACGCTTGCCGATATTTTGTTTTCTCTGTTCTCAACACGGCGAATCAATGGGTGTTTGTGGAGAAGTACCGCTGACAACAGCCGCGAATGGGTTTTTGTTGGGCGGTGAAAGCGCAAAGGAGATTGAATATGACTGTAAAGCAGCTTTTGTCGGTGCTGTATGGCTCAATTCAGCTATATGGATGTACGAATGCAGAGTATTGGTCTGGTGATTATAACGATACGCCGATGGAGTATCGGGAAGATACCATACGATGGATCGAAGCCGCAGACGTAGAGTGGCTAAAGATATTCACTAATAGGGAACAAGAATAACCTTTTGTTCAAATCCCACGTTGTGTATTTATATGCAACGAAAACAGCCCAACAACTATGCATGGTTAAGGAGAATCTTTGATGGAAATACCTAGAAGTCTTCCATATGCATTTGGAGAATATGTTATAACCAAAATGAGGCATGGAATATTTTGGGGAACATATAAGGGTGAGGCTGGCGCGTGGCGATATGATACGCTTGACAAAATACATAATAAGTTTATGGCAAGGATGTCCAAAAAAGAAAATCGGCGAAAAATAAGTGAAAAGCGTAAACTTGCAAACAAAAAGAATAGCGAGTTTGCAAGCATAAGAAAGCTAGCGAAACTACGTGACGGATTTATGTGCGTGGAGTGCGGAGCCACTGATATGCTGGACGTTCACCACATAGTGCACAGAGCAGACGGTGGGAGTAACAGCTTGGATAATCTGCAAACTCTTTGCAAGGCTTGCCACGCAAAGAAGCATGAAGGCGAGCCTGTCGCACGAATTATGTGTAAGCAATTAGAGTTTTTGGCGGGATGAATTTTCCGCAAGAAACACGTTTTTGTGCAATCTAACCGTTGAAAACTATGTTGAAAATATGTTCCCGCGCAAAAGTCGGGTAATCATGCACAAAAATAGTGTTTTTAGCGTTACTAAATGAATCTTTAGCGAAATAGAACTTATAAACCCGCTATCAGCGGCTTTTTGAGAGGTGGATTTTATGAATTTCGATGGAGAGGAATATTACATTAATAATTTGCCCAAGTGGATAAAGGGCTATGTGTGCAATCAATGCTTTAAACACAACTGCGGAGGGTTGGAGCCCGTTTGCCCTAATTGTGGTGCAGTCATGAAAAACGGAGAAGTAATCGAACAACGCCCGTTGTGCGGATTGCGGAGGGGTTAGGATGGAATGCCTTACATGTCATACGCAAATGAAATGCGTTGATGACGTTAACGATATCAGCATTAGGATTGATTGGGTAAAATGTCCTAAGTGCGGTTCAGCCGCTGAAATCCAATATGGAGACAATGGCAAGTATATCTTAAAAGTAACTTGGGCGCGATAAGTTACATTAGGCTACATCCAAATGATTAGCCCACAGGCTTTTCATATAGCATAGACGGTTGTGCATGGCCGTGAGCCGGGAACGCTCCCCCGGCTCTTTTCTATGCGTAAAATTGGAGCGATATTAAAAGGAGTGTATAAAATGGGATATTTGACTAGCTATAGCCTTGGTACGCATAACAGTTATAAAGACATTTCTGAAATTCTTGCCGATATTCCTGACGGCGAATTTGAATATTTGAGATATGCCGTTGATGAATATGGAGATATGGGGCAATCGTGTAAATGGTATGAGCATGACAACGATATGAAGCGCCTGTCTCTCCTGCACCCTGACGTTATCTTTGAATTGTGCGGAGAGGGCGAGGAACAGGGTGATTCATGGAAAGCCTACTACAAAAACGGTAAAACGCAAAGATGCAAGGCGAAAATCACCTATCCTCCGTTTGATGAAAACAAATTGAAATAATAACCCACCCCGCTCACCAGCGGGATTTTTAATGCGGGAAGGGAGCGGGAGAGAATGAACAGGCGGATTAAAAAGAAAAAGGCAAAGCAGCAGCAAGAACGTGAAGAATTGGAATCTTGCCTTTATCAGCTTGCGCTCATGCATACATTAACAACATGGGCATGGCGGCCTAATCCATACTTTGGCGGGCCGGCAATGTTCGGACAGGAGGATAACTTTGGATGTTGTGGACATTTTTAGTTCTGGTCATGATTAACTATATATGCGATTATCCATTGCAAAACTTTTTCTTGGCCGAATGGAAACAGAAAAGCAATTATGCCTTATTTGTCCATTGTTTCATATGGGCTATGGGCATAGCTTTCGGACTTCAATATTTCGGCATATTTGCATGGTGGAAATTGATACAGCTTTTTGTTGGACATTTGCTCATGGACGGATGGAAGTGCCGAGGATATTACAAAAAGATGGGGTTGTCGGATAAGGCCAGCTTTAATATTGACCAGACTTTTCACCTATTACAGATTGCAGTTTGTTTGATTTAATCCCCCGCTCACCCTACAAGAAAGGAGTGATACCTTGACCGAAACCGAATTGATCGGCACTAAAATTGAATTTATGGGCAGAGGGCGTAGCAATAAGGACTTTACCCGCATTACGCTTAAAGAATGGCGTACAGGCGATAGGGCGCATATTATCAAGGATATGCTTGATGCTGAAGAATACTTCATGGTCCGCAACACAACCATATTGAAAAAGCGCCGCGACTTGCCCGAATATGGCGGGAACTCTACACTGTCAAACGCTAAGATTCCGTCTGCGTTCGTTCGTGAAAGCGTCACCGAAAAAAGCAATTATGCAATGGGTAAACCATTTTCTATAAGCGTGGAAAGCCCTTTACCGGACGGTACGGAAGACCCGCAGGCCGCAATATATCTTGATGAATGGTCAAAATATCTCTCCCCTGCCCGCAGGAAGACTATAAAGCGTATCGGAAAGCAAGGTGCAATCAACAAGGGTATTGGTTGGGCATTTGTTAAAATCGACCAAGCTGGCGATTTAATCATTGAGCATGTGGATTCGGAGCAGATATATCCAGCATGGGCCGATAAGGAGCATACTATCCTTGACGCAATCGTTCGAGACTACAAGGTTATCCAGTACGACGCGGACGGCAACCGCGAGGAAATCACCAAGGTCGAATATTGGGATAAGGAAATTGTTGAACGATATATTGATAAGGGGAACGGCACACTAGAGCCAGACCCCGATTATCCGCAGCCGACAGGTCACATGGAACATCCTGTATTCGGGGCGCTTGAATGGAGCAGGGTGCCGTTTATTTTCTTCAAAGGAAACGAAGAAGAACTTCCTATACTCAATCCAATTCGGCAGCTTGTAGACAGCTACGATGCGCTCCAGAGCAAAATGGTTGACGCAATAGCGGACGCGCTTGACCCCGTTCTCGCCCTTGAAGGGTATTCGCCGGAATTGGGCGATCTGATAAAGCAACGCGCCATTATGCAAAATTCCCGCATTGTAGCAATCGGGACGGGCGGTAAAGCGTATTATGTGCAAGCCAGTCCTGAAATTGTCGCAATGGAAACAGCGCTTAAAATCCTTGAAAAGAACATACGAAAAGCCGCACAGATGATTATGTCACCAGATAGCGATACAACAAGCGATACATCCGGCGTTGCGCTTGAATTCCGCTATCAGGGGTTAGACACCTATACGGACGGGCTTGAACCTGAATTTGAGGTGTTTATGACACAGCAGCTTAAATACTTTGTCGATATTTGGTTTAATTTTCGCGGCATTGGAACGTCCGAGCAATGGGCGAAATATAATTTAATCCCTACTCTCAACAGAGATATGCTTATCAATGAATCGCAGTATATCGAAGATACCGTCAAGCTTATGGCTACCGGAATAAGCCAGGAAACTATTGACAATTATAATCCCGCCGTCGAATCCCACGAGATCGAACAACAGCGCCGGAAGCAAGAGGAAGAAGCAGCCCTATCCGACATGAACACAGAACGCGAACTTGCAAGGCTGAGAGAAGAAAACGAGCGGTTGGCGCGGGAGCGGGAAGAAACGGTAAATAGCCAATAGGCTTTTACAGCATGAAACGGTTGTACAGCCGACGGAGAGGTTTAACCCGCCTCTCCCTTTTCATGCTCAAATATATGGGTAGGAGGTTTATCATGGGAAAGAGTGCTATTGATGCAAAGAGGGGCGACATTTTCAAGTTAGAGCCGGAGCGCCTAACATTGGTGACAGACAAGAATCATCCACTGTATGACCCACGTGTCGAGAATGAACCAAGCGAAAGCATGATCGCCAATATCGCCATGCACGGGGTATTGGAACCTATCATTGTTCGCAAGAACGGAGACGCAATAGAGGTTGTCGCAGGACGCGGACGCACAAAGGCCGCGTTGGAGGTAAACCGGCGCTTTGCGGCAGAGGGCAAGCCGCCTCTACTGATACCGGCAATAGTCCGCGGCGGTTCTGACGTTGATTTGTTCGGCGTTCTAATATCAGAAAATGAAATTCGGCGCGAAGATAGTGTTATCAACAAGGGCGAAAAAGCCCGCAAGTTACTTAATATGGGTTATGCGCCTCAGCAGATCGCCGTTGTCTTTGGCGTTACCCGGCAGGCTGTAGATCAGTGGTTAGCAGTGGATGAATTACCGACCCAAATAAAAGAGGCCGTTGGGAATGGTGAGGTTTCCGCGACAGCCGCCTTGCAAATGTCCGGTCATTCTCGCGAAGAACAGGTCAGACGCTATGAGGATATAAAACAGCGCGGCGAAAAGCCCACGGTTCATACAATGAAAAGCGCCGCTGCTTCTCCAGAGAATAAGGCAGCGCCGAAAATGAGGACGCGCCGGGAGATTGAAAGGCGAATAAAGGAATTGTGTGGAAATGACCCATATACGATAGTGCAACGGAAAGCATTGCAATGGGTTTTGGGAATGGATGATTAACGGGGGGCGATTATGCCCCCATCCCTCCCCCCATCCCTCCCGGTTGTAGCCCGCTAAAGGTGGTGACATTCCATTTCTATACTTAACAAACCAAAGGAAGCGCAAGAGCGTTACTGGTCTGAACGTGCCGAGAGAGTCATTCTCGCCGCCGAAAAAACCGCCGAAGAAATGAACGCCGATCTCTCAAAACTCTACAGAGAAGCGCAAAAGGCCATACAGTGTGAACTGGAAGTGTTCTATGGCCGCTACGCAAGAGATGTCGGCGTATCCCTCGAAGATGCCCGGAAAGCCCTGAATAAATCCGAGCTGAAATCCTATCTTGAACAGACGCAGGAATATTACGAGGCAATCAAGGCTACCGGCTACGCATTCGACCCCGCCTATCGCCAAAAGCTACACCGGCAACTATCCCTAAAATCAGCCGTGAGCCGCTTGGAAGCATTACAAGCGGACGTGCAATTTCAGATTGAGAAATTGTATGCGCAGGAGCAGGACGCATTCAGGATAGGGCTTGGAACCGTCTACGAGGAAAGCTATCTACGCACAATGTTTGATTTCAATCAAGCGTTTGGTATGGCAAGCAGTTTTTCATCCTTAAATACAAAAATGATAGAGAGCGCAGTTTCGACTAAATGGCTGGGGGAGAGTTATTCAGACAGGATTTGGGCGAACAAAGACCGGCTTACCTTAAATCTGGAAAGGATAATTCCGCAAGGTATGGCGCTTGGGCAAAGCCCCAGAATTATCGGGAAAAACATATCCGACGCTATGCAGACAAGCGAATACAACGGCGTCCGGTTAGCCCGCACGGAGTTCAACAAGATAGCTGGTGACGGTAGGCTTAAAGGCTACATAGCGGCTGGAATCGAAGAATACAAGATTGATGCAGTTTTAGACCACAAAACATCAGAGATTTGCGAAGAGATGCACGGCAAAATATTCAAAGTAAGCGAATATCAACCAGGAGTTACCGCAAACCCATTTCACCCAAACTGCCGTACGGGTACAAGGCCGTATCTGCCAAAAGATGAAATTGATGCCCTATATCCAAGAGCGGTTAGACTTGCAACGGACGAAAACGGCAAGGTAATCGAAATCCCGGCAGACTTAAGCTTTAGTCGATGGAGAAAAGGGCTGACCCCGTTGGATAATGGAAAAGTGAGGTACGTACCTTGAGCAAAAACGCCGATTTTTCACAGTTAGAACAATTTCTAAAAAACAATATTAAAGCCTTTGAAGAATTCCCAAGTTGGATTGAGAAATTTTTCTTGAGAGAGGCCAACCGAGCACTTGACAAAATAATAGAACGTCACAACGAAGTTTATGCGGCAACGGGCAAAACGGTTGACACTAGAGCCATGCTATTATCGTGGTATGTCAGTGATGTTAGGAGAGTGGGCAATGATCTTGAGGTTACTCTGGGCAATCCCCAGGATTACAGCTCGTTTATTGAGTTCGGAGCAAGAAATGTCAACGGCTCTTGGCGGGATGGATATTTCATCATGACGATTCCTATTGACCGTATCCAACGGCAACTTCCGGAGCGCTTCAACAGAGATTTCAAGGCTTATTTGCAGAGTAAGGGCGCAACCTAATCTCGCGGCGCGGCGCTATGCGTGAATACATTGTGGAGGATATAAATGAAAGTCACTATTCTTGGCGCAGAATATGAAATCATGGAAACTACGCAAAAGGAAAACGGAATACTTGAAAATGCAGATGGCTTTTGTAGCAATTACGATAAATATATCTTGGTGGAAAAAGAACCGTTTGCGAATGATAAGCATGCCAACGAAAATGAAAAGACGGAAAGGAAAAAACTCATTAAGAGGCATGAGCTTGTACATGCATTCATCACTGAATCCGGCGCATTGAATACGGTTTTAGATAATGAATTTTGTGTACATTGGATTGCTATGCAATTTCCTAAGATGTTGGCGGCGTTCAAAGAAATTGAAGCAATATAACCCTGCGTCCTGATGGACTTCAAAAAAGGTGGTGATATTATCGAACAGATAAGATGTAATTGCCACGACCGCGCAAAGATTGTGGCGGAGCGTGACGAGCAGGGCAATGTCTATGTGTTGTGTCGAGGCTGTAAAGAAAAAATCAAAATCGAAACTGACCCCCGTAAACTATGGCCAGACGCAAAGACAATCCATATTGAAACACCATTAGAGCCGAAAAAGGAGAGCCGAGAAGATGATACAATCATTCAACCGTAATTGCTGTGATGGCATTTACAATTCATATGATGTGCATTTCACTAAGTTTTGTGATAATAAATGCGCATTTTGTGTTGACAGAGATTCCATAACTGTGAACAGAGGAAAACCAAACTGGCGGGCAATGGCAAATGCCATAATTGAGAAACAAACCGGATTTGATGATGTTTTGATTTTAGGCGGCGAACCCTGCTTGTTTATTGAAGAAATGCTGAATTTTATCAAGGCAATCAAAAGCGAAACTGCATTGAAAGTATATTGCACATCATCCGTTCCGAAAACCTGCAAAGATAACCCGCTATTTACTGATGTTTTGGGATTGCTAGATGGCTTCAATATGTCTGTGCAACACCACAATGAGGAAATTGCCGATAAAATCCGTGGCTACAAATCTCAATATGACCGCCAAGAATTTTATGCAAATATTCCGATGAAGGAAAAAATCAGGATAAATCTAAATATTGTAAAAAGCTTGCTGGACACACGCGAGACGATAACGAAATGTCTTTTGCATTATGATAAATTTGGGTTTAATTCCTTTAAGCTATCGGAAATTCAGCATTCAACAGCAGATTATAAATCTTTTGAAGAAATATTCGGTATAAAAATGCCGTCGCCATATTTCGGCGGCTGTCAAACATATATTGATACTGAAAACGTAATGGGCGCGAAGCTCAAAACGCCAGTATTGCTAAAGCGAAGTTGCTTTATTTGCGAATCATCCCTGAAAGCTTCATTTGCGGATGGTATTAAGATGATTGCGAAAACAGTTACAAGAAATCCAATTATTGATAATCGTCATTTTGGCGTTGTCTATGAGGACGGCACAATACAAGGCGGTTGGATGAAAGAAAGGAGTTAAATTATGTGGACTAAATTTTGCAAATGGATGTACCGGAGAAGCAAGCAGGCAGGATTCGGACATTGCGGAGGCGATTCCGGAGGCGGGCATTGCGGATAAAAAAACAAATAACTAGAGCCGTCAGAGCCGTTCATTTCCTTATTGGAAGTGGGCGGCTTTTTTATTTTGTCAAAATCACGGCTGACGAGCCTTAAGCGGACGCTTTGAGCGGAAAGGAAAGTTATGAGCAGGAAAATGAATATCAAAACTTTGGCAATGAGGCTTTCAGATGGCGGGGCACAGCCTCCGGCAGAATCCATTACCCCGGCAACCCCTACGGTGACAGCACCGGCACCCACGCCTGTACAGGCGGCAGCGACGCCCACGGCGGTAAATGTGGACATTAACTCCATTATCAGTCAAGCCGAGACAAAGGCCAGTGAGGCCGCAGAAAGAAAAATGACAGGTGTTTTTAGGTCAATGCTGGAACAGCAGAACCTTGACCCGGAAACCATCAACAGAATGACAGCCGAATGGAAAGCGAAACAGCAGACGCCGGAGCAGATTGCCGCCGAAAAGGACGGCACCATTACCGGACTGACCAACGACAACCTGAAACTACAGCGCCAGCTTTCGGCGGTTGGCAAGGGAATCCCAGCAGATAAATCTGACAAATACATTGCGCTGGCTCAAAGTTATTTGGCAGAGGACGGCGACTTTGGCAAGGCACTGGATGCTGCCTTAGTTGACTTTCCTATTCCGGCACAGCCCGCAACACAAGACGCGCCGCCCGCCGCGCAGCTCCCCGTCGGCGTATCAATCTTTCAGCCTGATGGGAGCAAGGGCGCAAGTACCAAAGAAGCAGACCCGTTTTTGGCGGGATTCAACGAAACTTAATAAAAAGGAGAATGATTTATGGCAATTAACTTTGCAGAAAAATATGCAAGCATTGTAGACGAAAGGTTTACAAAAGCGTCGGTGACGCAGAGCGCATTCAATCAGGATTTGGACTTTACCGGCGTGAATACCGTTAATGTCTACAGCATCCCCACCGCACCCATGAACAACTATAATATGGCGGGCGATAACCGTTATGGTACGCCTGATGAGCTGGGCGACACCGTGCAATCCTTTACCCTGACGCAGGACAGAAGCTTTACATTCACGATTGACCGCCGGAATTACCTTGATACCATGATGGTAAAAGAAAGCGGCCGCGCCCTTCGTCGGCAGTTGGACGAGGTTGTGATTCCCGAGGTTGACAAGTACAGGATTTCTATTCTTGCGGCTAATGCGGGCAACACTTCGACACCTGCCGCTATCACGCAAGCCAATGCATATGAGAGCTTTTTGAAGGGCGTCGAAACCCTGCTTGACAACAAGGCTCCCACCGCTGGAACTTTCGGCTTTATCTCCACCGGATTCTACCGTTACATCCGCCTGGACACGGCATTTATTCAGGCGTCCGATATGGCGCAGAACATGCTTATTACTGGGCAGGTCGGCATGATTGAAAATATCCCGATTATCTTTGTGCCGAAGAGCTATATGCCCGCCGGTGTTGAATTTATGCTCACAAACCGTATTGCGGCATGGGCGGCGCAGAAGATTGCCGATTACAAAAACCACGACAATCCTCCTGGTATTAACGGCTGGTTGATTGAGGGTAGAATCTATCACGACTGCGGAGTGTTCCAAAATAAAGCGCCTGCAATCTATGTCCATAAGAGCGCGTAAGGGGTGAGGTTATGAAGCTCACAAAAAACGGAGTAACCTATGATGTGGTAGATGAAATCCAAATCAATGCATTCCGAAAAAGCGGATATAAGCCCATAAGCGAGACAGAACCGGAGCAGGGGGAATCCCTTGCTCCTGCTGTTTCGGAGGAATCCACGGATTACAACGAGCTTGACGATGAGGCCCTTGCCGCTCTTGCTGCTGAAAGGCAAATTGACACCACGGACAAAACCCGCAGGCAAGTGATAAACGCATTGAAACGGGCAGACGAACAAGGTTAAATGCCGATAGGCTTTAACAGCATAGAACGGTATCATGAACCGTAGGCGGGTTACGCTCCCCCGCCTTTTTCTATGCTTAATTTGGAGCGGATGAAAAAAGGAGCGATAATTATGTTATTGTGGATTTTTGTTATTCTTCTTATCGGCGGAATAATATGTTGGATTTTTATTGACGACAACGGTTTCGCTTTTGCCGCAATGGTAGCTGGCGTGATTGGGTTGATAGTCTGTGTTCCGATTGCGATTGGCACTCATGCTTCGGTTGATGGAGACTTGCTGAAATTTCAAAATTACCGACAATCCATTGAATATAAGCTGAACAGCGGTTTATATGAAGACGAGTTTGGCGTATACGACAAGGAGATTATTAATGAGATTAGGCATTATAACGAATGCGTAATTAATAGGCAACGATATATCGGGAATTTTTGGGTAGGAATATTTAATCCTAATGATTTCTCAGAATTGGAAATAATTGATTATGATATTGTTCCAGTCAGAGATAAAGGACGGTGATACACATGCTGACAGAACTTTCAAGACAACAGATAATCAGCAAACGGCAGGAACGGGCAGAGAAACCCGAGCCTGAAAAAACGGCTGCAAAAAAGCCGAAGAAGGAAAGTATATTTGCGCCGGATGAATCGGAGGGCAAAGAAGATGCCGAGTAAGCTATACCAAAAATGCGAGAAATGCAAGCACAAGGATGATTGCGACGAAAAGCGGATGGTTGCATGTGCATATATTGACGAACCGCCCTTAATGGCTGAAATGTCTGCACCTCTTATGCAGGACATAGCCGCGCCTGTGTTGCGAAAACATGATTACCGCGATGTATGGATTGACGCGAATACAACCATCACGATTGACCTTGAAGATTTGAAAGAGCAAATGAGGCGCGACTTTTATAAGAGTGCTGGCTTGCCGGGCTTGGATTTTGGAGCGTGATACTATGAATCTGCTTGATACCGTCAAAACCTTACTTGGCATCACGGACGATTCGAAGGACGCTATTCTGACGCTGTATATCGGCCTTGTAACGCAAAGCATATTGAATGCCACTAACCGCCATGAATTGCCCGCAGAGCTTGAAAATGAGGCCGCCATGATGGTTTTTGATATGTATAATGAGCTGTCTAACACAAGCGGCACAACAGGAAAGGCAACCTCTGTCAGTGAGGCGGGACGAAGCGTAAACTTTGACACATCACAAGCACAACTGTGGGCAGAGAATCGATTGAAGCAGCGAGAAGCGCAGATTTTTAGCTTTCGGTTGCCGTACAGGATAACGGAAAGAAGGTGAGTGTATGGCAGGGTTCGACTTCGGGCAGATTGGCGGGATTATCGGCGATTATATGGATAGCGACGAAATTGATATTTATAGGGTAATAAAAATCGAACTTCCGGATGGCTCAATAAGTGTTAGCGACCCAAATGTGCCATTATATACAGGCATAAAGTGTCATCTGGACCCGAACGAAACTCCGAATCCTGATCCCGTCACGGCAGGCACAATGCCTATAATTGTGAGCTTGAAGATCAACTGTGCTATAAGCGTTGACCTGCAAAATGCTGATTTAGTTAAGGCGCGTAAGTTGGATACAGGTGGAGCCGTCTTGGCAGAATATGAAGGGACAATCGGCGTTCCAATAGTCATCCAAAGCCGACAGGAAGCTACTATGGTAGCGAGACAGGCGGTATGATATGGCGAATATACTTGATAGGCATATATGCGAACAAATACCAGAAAATCATTATGTGATAAAATCTGCGCTTAATGGATGGATGGTGGGAACTGACTTCAACGGTTGCATTGAACCGGGAGCGAGAGGAATAAAATATTGTCCCTATTGTGCGGTTAAGTTGGTGGATGATAATGCCTGAACAATACGAATTAGTCGCCACTTCTGTCACATCTGCCCTTGGTATACGGCTCCGCGAGATATTCCCCGGCGTGACATGGTATCGGGAGACCGTTCCAGCACAGCTTCTTGTTTATCCGCATTGGTTCGTTAATCAATTAACTCTTAATATTCAACCAGAGCGCCGCAACCACTGGTGGGTAAGCTATTTCGCAACCATGCGATTCCATGTCGCCGCTGATCCTTCGTCAGTTGTGGGGAGCCTACAGCAGCAGCTTGACGATGCGAGTATAAAGCTGTTATCGGACTTAGATTATATTTATTGGAATGGCATACCAGTGCGGATAAGCAATCTCAGGACAGAAAAGGTTGACGGAGCTTTGCATTGCTTTTGTAATGTTGATGTTATGGCCACAAAACCGATTGAACTTGACCCGCTGCAAGAGCAGCTTGAGGTTAATATTGCGATTCCGTAAGGCTAAAAGCCTTGTAATCATGTGTTTTTGTGGTATAATCAATATTAAGGGAAAGTACTCCGGGTGGAAACGGGCGCGTATTCAACATCGCTTAATGCCGGGCGGAAAATGGCGGCACCTGATAACAAATTCCTTGGCTCCACTTTCCCTTAACTTAATAACCAAGCGCTTACTTCGGTAGGCGCTTTTCTTATGCTCACAACCGCCGGATAGGGCGGTATTTTTATGCTCAAATTTAAGGAGGAAAATACATGGCTGGAGGCACATGGCTCAGTCAGTCAAAAATCAGACCCGGCGCTTACATTAATTTTGTGTCCGTCCCGCGCCCAACAATGACAGTCGGTGATCGCGGTATAGGCACAATGGCAATGCCGCTCACATGGGGGCCTGAAAACACGTTTATAGACGTTTACAGCACCGACCTATTGGACGGAACAAGCCTATCCAAAGTAGGCGTTACGGCCTTTGACGAGGCCACAGAACAGAGCGCGAAGCTGCTTACTCTCATGCTCTCAAACTGCTATCTGGCTAAAATCTACCGGCTGGATACCGGCGGTGTTCAAGCGACAATCACAACCGGAAGCCTGACCGCAAAAGCAAAATACCCCGGCACATTCGGTAACTCAATCACAATTTCTATTGTGGAATCTGACGGACTCTTCACGGTGACCACATTCGTTGCCGGTACAAGCCAAGACGCGCAGACCATTTCCACGGTGCAGGAGCTTACCGACAACGCCTATGTGGAATTTAGCGGTTTCGGTGCGCCGACTGCCAATGCGGGTATTCCGCTCACTGGCGGCACAAATGGCACATACACCGCCGCAACTGCCTATCCCAACTATTTAGCCCTTGCAAGCCGTGCCAGATGGCAGACAATGGCGGTGCCCTTTGATGGCGCTACGGTTAACGCACAGATTGCCACATTCGCAAAGACCATGCGTGATGATGAAGGACGTTATGTACAGGTTGCGCTTGCTAATTACGACAGTGCGGACTTCCACGGCGTTATTAATTCCGATTGCGGATTCCGGCGCGCGGATGATGAAGTGACCGCAGATGAAGCAACGGCATGGGTAGCTGGGGCGACGGCTGGCGCAACGATCATTCAATCAAATACAGGGCGAGTCGTCACCATGGCACTTTCCATCATAAACGAGCGCACCAATTCGGAGATCATTGACGCGCTTAAATCCGGTAAATTTATCCTGTCGGCTAATCAGCGCGGCGAAATCATTGTGGAGCAGGATATTAACAGTCTGCATACTTTCACGCCGACATTGGATTACGCCTTTAGTAAGAACCGCGTATTGCGCACTTTAGACGAGATTGGCACGAGCGTTACTGATGTTTGGGAGCAGTCTTATCTTGGCAAGGTGAGCAATAACGCCACGGGCAGGGAAATTTTCAAGGCCGATATTATTGGCTATCTTACTGAGCTTCAAACATTGGGTGCGATTGACGATTTCGCGGGCGCTGATGATGTAGAAATTACTCGTGGAGCCGAAGTTGACGCTGTTGTTTGCAACATGTGGATTCGTCCCGTGGATAGCATGGAGAAATTATATCTCACAGTAAATGTGCAAGGATAGGAGGGCGCGCATAAATGTCATTATTGCATGATACAAGACCAGTTGAAGGGCGGCGCGGAGTAATCACGGCGGTCATCGCTGGCAACGTGGAAGAGCTTGCGGAAATCAAAAACATCACCGCCAATATAGCCAAAAACAAATCCTCATACAGGGTTATGGGTGACCCAGCAGATAGACACAAATCTGCCGGATGGGCGGGAACCGGAAGTTTTACGTACCATTGGGTGACAAGCCGTTGGCAAAAGATGCTCATTGACTATGCCAAAACAGGCATAGATGTATATTTCACAATGGTTATTACTAATGACGATCCCGGCAGCAGTGCCGGAAGAAATTCCGTCAAATTAGGACAGTGCAACATTGATGGTGGGGATATAGCTATGCTGGATATCGACACTGATATGCTTGAAGGTTCATGTGATTATACTTTTAGCGAAGTTGATAACATGGAAGCTTTTAATGCCCTATTCCCGGCAGCGTAATAAAATATTAGGAGGATTTACTATGAGCAGATTACAGGATTTTTTGGCCCTGCCGGATGTTTCTGGCATCACAAAGGAAATTTACATTAATGAGCGGCTGGGGATATTTACCGTTAAGCCTATGACCGAAAAGCAATGGGAGGGCTATCGCAACCGCTGCAAAGGCAAAATCAACAAACAGGGCATGGTTTTTGATAGTGGAAAATTCAATCTTTTAATTATTACTGGACAAACTACCGATCCCAACTTTTCCGATGTCGAATTTCTCGCGGAGGCCGGATGTGAGACTGCAAAAGATTTTATTTCTAAAAAGTTTCTGGCTGGAGAAATTGCTGATATTGCTGAGAAAATAATCGATATCAGCGGCTTCGACAGTGATATTAATGAGGATATCGAAAAGGCAAAAAACTAATATCGGAAGACGGGGAGGCGGCGTGTTGTCAATACGCCGTCTTAAATATTCCTGCGTATGGGGATCCAAGGAAGTTTGCCCGTCTTCCACAAAAAGTTAAAGCATTTGTAATTGCCTGCATCCAAAACAAGATTGAGGACAAGAAGAAACAGCAGAAGAAAATGGAAGCACAGGCGGCCAAGGCGAAGCCAAGGGGAAGGAGGTAATAATTATCGCAACCATACAAAGTGCATTAGCCCTCCAAGATCGTATGAGTCAACCCATGCAAGCTATTACCAAGGCCATGAATAGTACTTTATCTGCAATGCGCGGAATTCAAGGTGCAGAATTGGGCCCAACCTTTGCCTCCGCTGCCGCCGATGTAAGATTAGCCGAGAGTGCCGTGGATCAGATGAACCAAGAGTTGCAACAAACTCCTTCGTCCACACAGCGGGCCGGGGATGGCTTCACGGTCATGAAGGGAATCGCAGTGCAAGCGATATCCGCCATAGCAAGCAGTATTAAAACTGAATTAAGAACGGCATTAAATTCTGCGTTTGACCGTATCGATACGATGGAGCAATTTGAGCGGACAATGACCAGGATGACAGGAGACTCAGACGCAGCAGCAAGGGCACTTGAAAGTCTTCGGGGATATGTTGTTGGTACGGCTTATGGGCTTGATGTAGCAGCTGAATCCACCCAAGGCTTCTTCGCAGCAACGCGAGATATTGATAGATCAATCAGAATATTTGGACAACTAACGGATGTAGTAACTGGAATAGGTGATGGAACAAACCAGGCGATAGAAGATGTCTCCTATGCTGTGCAAAAAATACTTAGTACAGGGAAGGTATCCGAGACGGAAATTAGGATGTTATCTCAAAGACTCCCTGGCATTACCGCTTATATGGGCGAGGAAATTATTGAACAATACAAAAACATAGAGGGTGCGGGACTAAGTTTTGTAGAAATGCTCTTAACATCTGCAACCGATGGAGCAAATGGAATGGCTGGAGTTGCAGGTGCCGCACAGGAAGCTGGCTCAAGCTGGGGAGCCACATTCGACAATATGCATGCAGCAACCACTCGCGGGATGCAGGGGATTGTTAATTCTATCGATGAAGCCTTGGTGAGAAACAATTTGCCGGAATTGCGAGAAATGATCTCCAGTTTAGGGGCTGAGATGGAATTGATATTGACCGATGCTGCGTGGCTTATTGGAAATCTTATAGATTTAATCGCTCAAATCCCGGAGCCAATTAGGGCTGCATTTGGCACTGGAGTGCTTTACAACTGGATCCGAGCCGTAGGTGGGCTGCAAAACGCCTGGGCAATTGCATCAGATTATCTTATGACTTCTTGGGACGCGCTTAAAATTTCGTATTTAACAGGCGTAAATACATTGTTGGGGTTTCTCGACAACCTAAAACTTGGCTGGTTGAGAATTAGTATTGCAATCACCAACTCTACAGATGATATGGCGATTGGCGTACTTCAAATCATGCAGAATATGGTCAATGGAGCAATCAATATTGTTAATGACTTTATAAACGTGGTGAATTCGGCGTTCGATACCGGCATAGAGCTTATCGCGGAAGTTACGTTCGCCGCAGACGCTGCCGCCGCAAACGAAGCCGCTAAACAAGCCAGGGCTGAGGGATTGGCCGCAAGGCAGGCCGAAATAGAAGCAAGTGCGGCGGAGAGGCAGACAAATCTTGAGCGCGAACGTAGGCTAGCAGAGGGCAAGCATGCCTATAGGCAGGCTGAAATTGGAAGACGCCAAAGGGCGGCGGCTGGCGGGGCCACGGAGGGAATGAATCTTGATGATTACACCATCAATACCCCCGAAGGAAAAGCATTAAAAACCTCTGCCACCAAACCGGTTAAAATCGATTCCGAGGACATTAAAATGCTTTTGGACATTTCTACCCGCGATTACCAGGTTACATACCAGACGCTCACTCCACAAATAGCCGTGAATGTGGACACCATCCGCGAGTCAGCCGACGTAAACCAAGTCATTGAGGTATTGGCCGATTGGACAGAAGAAGTGGCGAATTCAAGTTTGTGGGTGCCCGCATGATTCAAGAATCGAGGTGCTTAGATGACCGTTGATTTAATTTTTGAGCGCAATAGGAATTCAATCACGCTGCCTGTGAACCCAGAACATATCAAAATCGGCATTCCGGGAAATAATGAAAAGGTGAATATCGTGAGCCTCGGCGAAATCGTCGTTCCGGGAGAGCCGGGGCTTTCCTCTTTTGATATATCCAGTTTCTTTCCCCCCGAAGACAGGCTAACATATACTACATTTTTTAAGAAATGGATGGACAGCAAAACCCCGGCCCAGTTTACCGCAAGCGGGCTGGGGATTGACATGCAGACCGTGATTGAAAGCTTCGATAGCGACCGGCGAGCGGGAGAGGAGGGACGGATTTATTACGATTTATCCTTTACCGAATACCGTCCATACGGCGCAAGGATTATCGAGCTGACAACACCAACGGCGGCCACGCCTGCGGCAAAGGCCAGGACAGACAATAAGCCCGCCGTCGGCCAGACATACACCGTCAAGGCCGGGGACAGCCTTTGGGCAATATCCAAGAGGCTGTCCAACCAGGGCGGCGCGAATTGGCGCGAATTGTACAACGCAAATAAGGCCGTGATTGGAGGCAACCCGGACCTCATTTATGCCGGCCAGGTCTATACAATTCCGGCATCGTGGGTGACGTCATGATCTATAAACTTGAATGCCAGAATAGTCTTACCGGGACAATATACGATGTCGTGACCCTGGCCGGGACGATTTCCCACCAAACCACGCTTGATGGACAGCCGGGAAAACTGACCGTCTCATTGCAGCAGGATCCCAATGGCATATTGGAATTGGTTTGTGGGAGCATTCTTCGCTTTTCGGTCGATGATGTGGGCATTTTCTACGGCTACATATTCACGATGGGGACCGATGCGACGGGAGTATACAAAATCACGGCCTATGACCAGATGCGCTATTTGAAGAACAAAGAAACCTACATAACCAGCAATGAGACGGCCAGCGCGGTATTCGGAAGGGTATGCAAGGATAATTTCCAGGCATCGCAATATAAAGTCATAACTCCATCTACCTTTATCGCCCCCGAATACAACCACGCCGGGAAGACGCTGTATGAGACCATCAATTATGGAATCCAATATGCCAACGTCAATGAGAAGAAGCAATATTTTGTCAAAGACAAATTTGGCGTATTGCAATTTACCGAATTGGGCCAAGAGAAAACAAATCTCATTATCGGCGATGAATCCCTGCTGACCAGCTATCAATATGAAATCTCCATTGACAAAAATACATACAACAGCGTTAAGGTTTACCGGGACAATGAGAAAACGGGAAAGAGAGAAGTATGGATAGAATTTGACAGTACCACGCAAAAACAATGGGGCAAGCTTCAAACAGTCGTGCAGGCCAAGGAAGAGCAGAATGAGGCTCAGATAAGGGAATTGGCGAATAATTATATGAAGCTCTACAACCGGGAAACCAAGACAATGAAGCTGACCGCCCTTGGCAGGCCGGAATTGGTCGCCGGAAGCGGGTTTACCTTCCAACTTGAAAAGCTGGGAATCAACCAGGCCATGTGGATCACATCCGCAACCCACACATACGAAAAAGACTTTCATACCATGCAGTCGGAGGTATTCATATGACAAATGGCGTCAATAGGCTCTTAAATACAATGGCTGGAGCGGGGAGAGATACTGTCTCAGGGCTATCCTATGGCACTGTGACAAGCGTCAACCCACTGATAATTACTCGTGAAGGAGAAGATAGCAGGGCGCCGCTCACGGAGGGGTTTTTGGTATTGTCAAGGATATGTAAACCATTTTCGATATCCACGGCCATCCATTTTCATGAAACCCCAGCCGGAACATCGAGCACAGAATTGGAAACGTTGCTTATTTGGCCCGGACTTTCCATAGGAGAGAGGGTAATATTGCTATCCTTTGATGGAGATCAGAAATTCTTTGTGGAAAGGATTGAATTTCCTATATGATACCACAAATCAGCGGCGCCATAATTGAACAAATAGAAATTATCCCATTCCCGTCCTTTACATACCGGCTGGCCGACGGTCAAATCATAGGCAACACGGATGGCATAGAAGCGGTGCAGCAGGCGGTGTATCACATCCTGTCTACCGAGCGCTACGCCTATGCGATTTACGACGACAATTACGGCGTGGAGTTGGAGAAATATATCGGGCGCAGTTTTGGTTACCTAGAGGCTTCGATACAAAATACTTTGAGGGATGCCCTTTTGCAGGACGACCGAATTATCGACGTCACAGTGACAAACATCGAAAAAATTAAGACAGACAGCGCACTTGTGGAATTTACAGTAACCTGTAGCCGGGGAACCTTTGGCGCAGAAGTCAATGTCAGTTTATAGGTGGGAGGCGATAAATAATGGCAACATTTCAAAGCATACTCAATCGGATGCTTGACCGGATATCTGCGGCGAGGGATAAACGCCAAGGCAGCATCATATGGGATACGCTTTCCCCTACGGCGGCGGAGCTGGCGCAAATGAACATCAACATCGATATCTTTTCCGAGCAAACCTATCTGCTCACGGCCACCGGAATCAACCTTGACAACCGCGCTGCTGATTATGGAATCGTCCGAACCGTCGCCACTCATGCTATTCGAATCGGGGAAATGATTGACACAGATGGTAACCCCATTGACTTGCCGGTAGGCAGCCGATTCTCGACGCCCAACACGGCAGGCGGGCTTAACTTTGCGTTAACAGAAAATCTTGAGGCTGGACAATGTTTATTGCAATGCGAGACAGTGGGAACGGCGGGGAATGCTTATTTAGGGGCGCTGTTCCCCTTATTCGTCATTAACAATCTGGGCGTAGCCACTATGATCGGCACGTATATACCGGCGGAGGACGAAGAAACGGATGAGCATTTGCGGGGAAGGGTGCTTGAGCGCATCAACCAAAAAGCATATGGCGGCAACGTCGCGGACTACAAGCAATTCACCAGAGCCATATCCGGCGTGGGGGATGTGAAGGTCTTCCCCGTGTGGGATGGCGGTGGCACTGTAATGCTCTCCATTATCGACAGCGAATACAACCCTGCCACGGTTGATTTTATCGCCGTCGTACAGGAAAAGATAGATCCCATCCCCCACAATGGTGAAGGGCTGGGCATTGCCCCCATCGGCCACAGGGTAACGGTTACGACGCCTATTCCGATAGGTATCGACATATCTGCCGCGTTAACCCTAAAAACCGGATACACAATTACACAGTTGCAAGCAAGCATTGAAAATGTCATCGACGCATACCTGCTGGAGCTTCGGCGGGAGTGGGCGGACGCGGGCACTATATCTGTTTTTATTGCCCGGATAAACGCCGCGATTATTGGCGTGGGGGGCGTAAGCAACGTCACAGATATCACTATAAACGGGATGGCGTATGATTTGGCGCTGACGCAAACATCCAGCCTACAGCAGTTGCCGATGCGGGGAGAGGTGACGCTCACAAATGCTTAGGGATTTTGTTAATGGAATCTACCAAGACAATCTGGAAATGGATGCAATCATCGAGGCCGTGCAGCCGGAGTTTGACGAGCGGTCCGAAAGGACTCGTAACCATTTCTATGATGCGTTTCCGAAGATTGCAACACCGGCAGGTGTATTAAGGTGGGAAATCATCCTGGGAATTGTCGCCGATCCAACTACGGAAAACATAGGATTTCGGCGGGGGCGCATCCTGAACCGGCTGGCAAGCAATGTGCCGTATACAGAGAGAACCTTGCAGGAAATAATGAACAACATCATGGGCGCGGGAAACTGGTCTTATGAATTGGATTATCGCAATTATCGGTTGAGCATTAATAGTTTGCGGCACGGGAAGAATTGGGTTCACGAAATGGAGTTGACTCTTGAAAAAATATTGCCCGCCAATTTAATCTACAATCTGAATATCCGATACAATCAACACCAATCATTGTCAGATTACACTCACGAATATTTATCTCAATTTACCCATGCCCAAATAAGAGAGGAGCCGCTAGGATAATGGAATATACGCCCAATTTCAATCTCAAAAAGCCCGCGCAAGGTGACGTCTATAATGTGGACGATTTTAATGACAACATAGATATTATCGACGAAAATCTTTCCGCTGTATCGATTGTGGATAATCTTACAAGCGTATCCGCTGAATCGGCGTTATCCGCAAATCAGGGCAGAATTCTCAATGAATTAAAGGCGCCGGTTGCTTCCCCATTGCTGACTGGAATTCCAGCCGCGCCCACACCGCCCACAGGCACCAACACATCCCAGATAGCAACAACCGCATATGTGATGAATACATTTTCCGCCATATCTCCGCCAGGTGACGTTACTGATTTTATGGCGGTTCCCGACAATGCTCAGGTGACATTAACGTGGGGCGATCCCCCGGATGGAACATTGCCCATTGTAAATTGGGCCGGAACCCTAATTGTCAGGAAGCCAGATTCGTATCCAATTGATGAGAATGATGGTACGTTAGTCGTGGACAGCCAAATTCGCAATCAATACCAATCCACAGGGTTAATTGACGGCGATCTTATAAATGGAATCACATACTATTATCAATCGTTTCCCTATAGCGATACTGGCGCAATGAACCGCAATATAGCAAATCGAGTGAGCGCAACGCCTAAGGGGATCCCCACATTCACCTATACCGGTACCTCCATACTGGCAGAGAGTATCCACCCAACCACGGGGGCTGAGCGTTTTTACATGTCACTTTTATCCTCTGGCACATTGACATCTGATATGGACGCAGAGATAGATGTGTTCTTAGTCAGCGGCGGAGGAAGTGGAAAGAGATATTACTATAGCACCGATTCTGGTGCTTATGGCGGCGGCGGTGGCGCAGGCGCATATACGGAAAATTATTATGGTGAATCCATAATATCTGAAAGTGAAATTGCGGTAGTGATTGGATCGGGCGGGTCGGCAGTCACTAGCGGAAATGGAAGCTCATCTGCTGGTGGGGCTACTGTATTTGGCGTTCATTCAAGAAATGGTCCAACCGCTACCACCAATAATGTTCCCACTGGCGTTAGTGGGGGAAGTGGTGGTGGAGCGGCTGGGCGAAGCTTTGGTGTCACGCAGGATTCTGGAGGCGCTGGCGGGACGAATGGAGGAAGTGGAAACAGCACTACAAACAGTGCTGGAGGCGCCGGTCAAGGTATATCCACTCGTCCGTTCTTGGGCGATGTGGCGCCATTTGCATCCATGCAGTTTGCCGGTGGAGGCGGCGGTGGAGGCGGGAATGCCTTTAGCGGCACCTATACCGCAGGTGGCGTCGGTGGGAGCGGCGGCGGTGGACGTGGAGGACGTGGACAGGGCACGGCAGGCACTGCCGGAACTAGTGGTAGAAATGGAACCGCTGGAACGGCCAATACTGGCGGCGGTGGAGGTGGCAGTGGTGGATATTACGATACTCCCGCCACTAATACCGGAAGCAGTGGGGCTGGTGGCAGCGGAATTGTAATTATCAGATGGGGGGACTGGTCAGAATGAAAATCGCACTTATTAAAAATGGAACAGTGGATAACATCGCGGAATTTGAAAGTCTTTCAATAGCGCAAACTATGGCAACAAATATGAGCCTACTGGCAGTATCGGTTGATGATTTGCCCGTTGCAATCGGAGATATTTATTCGGATGGACGATTTTACCGGGATGGCCAAGAGGTAAGCATGCCGGAGGATATCACTATTCAGATGCAGCAACAGTTGGCGGCAACGGTTTCAGACATGGCCGAAATCCTCGTGGACCAGGAGTACCGGTTAATCTTGCTGGAATTGGGGGTGGTATAGGTGCTGTACAACACAATCAAGCAGCTCATCGCGCTGGGGCGCATAGACGGGCTTGCCGAGAAAATCGACGTGTTTTTCGCGGTGGGCAAGCTGACCGACGGGCAGTACGCCGAGCTGACGGCGGCGCTGGATGAATCTATGATATAAAATCGCCTTTTGGGTCGGTTATTTTAATTTAGGAGGAAGCGCAATATGAGTAATTTTAAGACATGGGTAAAGGCGGCTGGAGTCCGGGCCGTAAAAACAATGGCACAAGTTTTTATTGCAACCGTTGGCACAACAGCGGTAATGAACGAAGTCGATTGGGCAACGGTGGCATCGGTGACCGTCCTTGCGGGGTTGCTATCGATTGTAACGTCGTTGGCGGGGCTGCCGGAAACAAAGGAGGACTAATCTATGGGCAACGCAACACAGCAAAAATTAATCCAGCCGCAAAATAATATGCGCGTGACGGCCAGCTATAAGAATGCTGAATATCTGGCAAAGCTCGGCGTGGGAAAACATTATGGTATGGATTGCGCCGACAAAACGCGATCCAACTACCAGATCTACGGCATGGGCGACGGCATTATCTTGGATGCCGGGACGGATACCTGTTTTGGAAATTACATTGTCGTTAAGTACCCGCAGGCATATAACCACGTCCAGAAGCGCTATGCCGACATCATTGTGCGCATGTATCACTTCGCGTCTGTGAGCGTCAAGAAGGGCCAGGCGATCACCAAGGATACCAAGATGGGCCTCTATGGCAGCACGGGCACCTACGCTACCGCCGCGCACCTGCACATGGAGGTTGACGAGGACACAGTGAACACGCATTATACGCCGTCCATTAAAAACAACACCAGTAAATTCAAAGGCCGCAGCTCCGGCGCCAACGATCTGACTATGTCCAATCCCCTGGAGTGGATGCACTGCAAGACCAGCGCGCCGGATAAGCAGACGTACACGACCGACGGGAATATATATATCAACGATGGAGATAAATCTATTCCGGTGATTGGGTAGACAAGTCCCGGCATTAATGGTAAAATAAGGTGGTGAGGGCATATTTGACTCAACAACAATAACTCTCTTGATTGCTATTATTGGCTGTATTATAGGCATATTGTCCTTTGTTCGTAGCGGCAATAAGGATGGCATCCAAAATGCTGAGGCACAAGGACGTATGGCCGAAAAGATAGATGAGCTGGGCCGTAAAATTGATAAGGTTTGCAATAGCATAGAAGAAGTAAAGGCTCAAAATCACAATCTGGAAATATCCAGCAGGCAATCAGAAGAAAAATTCAAGACACTCTTTACCCGAATACAAGGAATTGAGGAAAGAGTATTGTCGCTTGAACATAAAGCGTGATATAATATCATCAAAACCGGGAAGAGGCTGATAGAATGGAAAATTTAGATAATATAATGCAGGAAATCCGGGATGTTCAGGGCGGCGTGAACGAGGTGCTGCGGGATACCCTTGGTGATTACAAAGAGCGGGAGGCCGCGCGGGATAAGAAGGAGTTTCGGAAAGATATCACCATATGGGTTTTAATTCTTGCCCTTGTCGCCAGTTTCGCCTACTTCCAATGGACCTTGTGGGACTCCAACAACCGGCATCAGCAATCTATTGAGCGGCTGGCGACCGAAAATGATGTCCGGTTTAAGGAATTTTTGTCGCAATACGATTTCCAGACATCTGTTGATGTGCAATCTGACAATAATAGTTGGGCTGTTGGCGGCGGTGGTGATGTAACATATGGCGGCGAGAGTGAAAATAACCCGGCGGATGACACGCAAGGACAATAACGCCCGATATCAGGTTTCCAGCGGCAAGTCCGTAAGCGCCAAATACAACCCAGAATCCAACACTCAAACTACTACATATCAATACTACCGCGACATCAAGCCGAAATGAGGTGAGGCGGTATCAGTGAATTAAGCAAAAAGGTAAACCGGTTTTTCTTCAATCCCTTGACGACACGGCGGGAGAAGGAAGTTGTTGCCGACAAATTAAGGGATGAGTATACCGTCTCGGATGAACAAGCAAAAATGCTTCGCATGCGCTATATAGAGAATAAATCAGTTGGCTATATCTCGGATCTGACGGGGTATAGCTACTCTTTTGTTAAACAGGAGCTCGCCACAATCCGGGCTATGATGGACAAATTGGATATATTATGAAGATAGGGGCCGCCTCGGTTAAAATATTTCCGAAAAGAAAACCCGCCGGCTAGGGCGGGCCCGACGTTATGTTGTTGCATCTTTCATTTTTTCAGTTGCCAGATCCATATAATTTGCTCCAGATTCCAAATATTCCGTCGCCATATTTATGCGCTCCATATCACCGCCGTCTACCCCATCAGCTATGATTTCCATCGCCGCCCTATAGCTTTGAGCCGACGATACAAGGGAATTGTGTATATCTATAAATTCATCCGGGACTTGTGTGGCATCATATTCGATAATCGCGTCCGCCGAGACATTAATTCTGTCGATACATTCTAACATATCTATTCTCCAGAATACCTCAAATCTTTTTGATGGGTCTTCCTCTATAATTTTAATCTGTTCGCTTAAGGTAGTTAGGCCATTACCCAGCGCCCTTGTTTGCACTAAAATAAATGGAAGATATTCCTGCTGAGATTCGTCTAAAGCAACCGATTCCGAAGTTGGCTCCACTTCCTTAGATGGCGTGAATATGCTTGCTATCCCTCCAATTACAAGTATCCCTGTAAAAACTGCGGCTATCACAATAATAAACACCAAGCAACCAGACATCGGTTTTTTGGGCGGTGGCGGGGGCTGATATGTGGGCGGCATTTGCTGCGGGGATTGCGGCTGTTTATTGATTCCAACGCCACAATTTGGGCAAGCTTTCGCCTGGTCGCTTATTTCCCTTCCACATTCTGGGCATTTAATCAACATAATCCATCCCTCCTACTCCAAATTCTACCACAAAAACAAAATATACGCAATACAAAAGGCGGGCTGCTCCGATGTGGAGTTGTCCGCCTTATTTTTTTGTCCTTTTTCAGTCTTTTGTATGCCGCTTGAATGGCTTAATCATGCCGTTTTTTTCTGATATATGACCTATAATTAAATCAGAGATAAAGGAGGTTTTACCTATGCTCACCAGCAAATTAGATAAAGCCTTGACAGATCTGACAGAAATGACTATTGAAATGATCGAACACGCAAAGGCGAAGGGCACATACAACAAAGATTTCGTCGAGGCCGTTTGCATTGTGATGAGTATGTATTACGGCCGTTTTGGGGAGGGCGAGAAATGATAAGTAATTTGATTCAACCTCCAAAGCCCAAGAATGCCGCCATGACACAAGATGCTTCCACAACGTCTGCAACCGCCCAAATCGCCGCCAGATTCTTTGTGGGCAGTATGGGTGAGGCACAGCGCGAACGATTCAGGATGATGCTGCTGAGCGGTGTAGAATGCGGCCAGAGCATAGCCCAATCTTACGGGGTACCACTGAAAGATTTCATTGCAGAAGTGCAGAAAATTATATGAAGTACACCGACAAAACAATCAAATTAGAACTCATGCACCACCTGTCCTACACCGAACAACAGGCGGATCGGCTTATTGAGCTTTACCGTCGGAATGGGAAATTGGATTATTTGATGGAGGCCGTCGAAGCAAAGAAGGAAGTCAGCTCCCGGCTCTGACCGGTTGCTATATAGGACTGTAGGTGTGGAGAGGTGCCCACACCGCGCCCTCCCCTACGGTCTGATTTTATTTATAAGGGTGTGGTTTTAATATGGCAGATTATTTTTCACCGAACAGCAATCCCTATCCGTATGGGTACCAAAAACAATATCCAACAAGGGTAATTAGCGGCGACCAGATTTTAGAGCTTAACGGAGAGCAACAGCAGACGCTTATCGGTCACACCTTGACCTACTGTAATGAATTGGAGTCTGCGCTGAATGAGGCCGTGTCAAAAGCAGAAGGATTTTATAATCGGCTCGTCGAGTTGGGTGATATTGTACCGCCTAAATCAGCGGAGGAGTTGCTAAAGGAACAGGCAGCTCAACAGCAGGAAATAAACGCAACCCTATTATCTACCATACAAAAATTATCCGATAAGATAGACCGTATGGAGAAGGAGGATAACCATGCCGAATTTAGCGCAAATAGCAATGATGGCAGTGAGAGCGGCACGGCCGGACATAGCGGAAAAGGCGGAAAAGGAGCTAAATAATTATTCTACGGACCGGGATGGATTGCAAAAACTGATCAAGGATAAAGGTGGCGAAACCTTCTTAAATAACGCAGTTGATTTCGCCAACAATGCGCCGAGGGTAAGGGCAATGTTTGATAAATTTGGAGTTAAGCCTGAGACTTTAAAGGATAATGTCATGAAGGAATTACAGTCTAATAATCAATCGGGCACCGGCAAGATAAAAAATGAAAATCCTGCATCCTCTTCTTTGGAAAGATTGAAAAAACTTCGGTAGTTATTTGCCCCAGTATTTGGTTTCTGCTTCTTTGCGCGCGGTTATCGCATCTTCTAAATTAGAAAAATATCCTAGATGAATCCGTTTTTTGTTTTCCCAGAGATATGCATGCCATCTTCCCGTTCGCTTATGCAACGAAATTCCTACGTATCCAGATGTATTATCGTTTCTCATTCCTCTATTTTTGCTTTGTTCTGCAACTGTAACCCACCGACAATTTTCTGGATTATAATTGCCACCACTATCTATCCTGTCTATTGTTAATTTATCTTGATATCCATTCGCCATAGCCCAATTATAGAATGCTTTAAAATCATTTATCCAAACACTATCGACTTCGATTCCTTTTCCACCATAGTTTTCGTATTCTGTTGCCTTTTTATTCATGCAACGCCGTTTCATGTTATCCCATATGGTATATAACCTTGTGTCTCTTTTCCCGTGCTTAATATAGCTTCTCATGAAAATCTCCTTTTATATTTATAATATCATACCTTACGTCTTAAATCAATAGTTTCGCTACAATACGCATATTGCGTTTGTATAAATATTTCTTTAGAAAGGAGAGATTATTTTGGCAAGTTATCAGGTAGAAAATGACATCGTAGGTGGTAGTGGTTTCGGTGGCTTTGGCGGATTCGGAGGCGGTTGCGGTCTTCTGGTCGTGCTTTTGATTCTGTTCGCTGTGTTTAGTGGCGGAGGCTTGTTTGGCCGTGGAGAATGTGGACACGGCAGAGATCACGACAGGGATTTCGACGAATTACGTAGCCGGTTCACCAGTCCGTGTTGCTGCGTGTCGAATTGCCAGATCGACAAGGATGTGGTCACTTCCCGCGATGCCGGTATTCTGGAGCAACACAAGATTCTGGAGCAAAATCTGGAGCGCAAGCTGATCGAGCGAGACATGATTATCCAGGAGCAAAAGAATCAGCTCTTTGTCGGCGGTATGTTCGCGAATCTCGAAAAAGAGCTTGCTTGCAAATTCAATGCTATTGAAGAGCAGCTTGACCGCAAGCCCAATGCAGTCCCGCATTTTGCAAAGACTGTGGATGCTTGTGTACAGCCGCAGCTCAACTGCTTTGATCGGTTCCGTGAGCGCGAAGGCAGACGCGATCGTGATGATTGTTGCTTCTGCTAAACCATCCCCCAATTCTTCGTTAGCCGCCTTTTCGTAAAAGGCCGCACACAGGGCGGCTAATGTCGCTCTGTTTTTTATGAGGTGATAAAAATGATACCATTACAAGCTATTGCGTTGATTTACGCTGGAATGCTATTAGAAAGCCCAACCCGCAGAGAACAATTTACAAAATTCTTAAATGGCGCAGGCGCGGAAGTAGAAAAGATGATGGGCAATTTTACAAGTAAGGGCGGTGTGGCTAAAAATGATACAGCCGCCGCAGAGGAACCAACCGAATTCAGATGATATTGCTATCCTGGGCGCGTTCGGCGGCTGGTTTGGTTCTTTATTAACAGCCGTTATATTGATGGTGGCCGTCCGAAACCTAGGCATCAACACACGAACACTCGCCTTGACTAGCGAAAATCTTGAAAATACCAAGCGAAACGCCGAGAACACGACAACGATGATTTCAGAGCTACAGAAAATAAATGAACATCTTGAGCGCCTATAATTTAACCTTTGCCCCAATATTTCAACTCAGCTTTTTTTCGGGCAAGGGCGGCAGCTTCTTCCGTGTCAAACGAACCAAGCCAAATGAATTTACCGTCAACCCCTATTGCAGAACGCCATTTCCCATTTTCTTTTCGATAATATACGCCCGGCGTTCCAGATGTATTATCGTGACGAACGCGTGTATTCCGAGCTTGTTGCATCCTTGTGGCAAAGATACAATTCTCTGGGCAATAATTTCCATTTACGTTCTTTCGCTCTATCGTCAAATCGTCAGAGTATCCATTAGCCATGGCCCACTTGATAAATGATTCTGCATCATGCCATTCTTCGCAAACTCGGATTCCGCGCCCACCGTAATTCTTATAAGCCCTAGCGTTCGAGTTGTGGCAACGCTGCATCATGCTTGACCATGTATAGTATATCCTGGCATTTGTTTTATTGTGCTTGAAATAGCATCCATTATGGGCACAACCGCAGCTAATTATTTTTCCGTTTCTTAGGTCGGATATATCGCACGACTTTACTGTTCCGCAATCACATTGACAAACAACTTTTCTCTTTTTCCCATATTCAATGTCAAGCATATTCAGTACAATCATTTTACCATATCTCTTACCGATATAATCATCTGGATTTAATCTTTTTGGCATTCCGCAACCTCCTTATTGCAGTATTCAGTCATAACCATGCGAACCAGGGACGCCATTGATATGTTTTTGTTTTCGGAAATTTTCTTTATTTGCTCGTACAAATCTTTGGGCAATTTCATGTTCAATACTTTTTCGTTCATAGTAGTATCACTCCTATATTGTTATGCTACTATTATACTACAACTATTATATAATGTAAAGGAGTTTTTCTTAATGTCCACTTGCAGAACTTGTTTTACCAAGCTCGTATCCGTTAGCGTGGCGGTCGTAGGTACAAATTTAGTTATAACCCTTCCTGCGACCACGGTATTGACTATTGACACAAAGTATTGTCTTATCATCGCGCAGCCAATCCCGGAGGCCGGAGAAGCCCTTCCTGTCGTTTTGGAGATATCCGGAACCACAACCGAAATTCCCTTATATCATACAATCAGCGAAATCAGAAGTAGCCAAGGTTGTCACGGACAATGCACATTCGGCAATATCGTCTATGGGATAGACCTTTGTGAGCGCGGCAGAAATAGGCTCCCGCTGTTCCTTAGTGACGCAAGTATCTTTTATGACCTCCGTGGAGTAGAACATCTTCGGCGTTGCAGGAGGGCGTAATCATGACGGATATTCCTGTTGGCGGATATGGCGGCTTTTGCGCCACGCCTTATATCCCCGAAACATCAAAAGAACTGCAAGTAAAATCACTCATGGAAACCGCAAAAGAATATGGTGTTGAAACCGATATTTCCATGTTTGTGTTCGTCATGAAAAAAGTATACGGCGATACGAACGGAATTATTGATAGCGTTATGCCGTCTTTGATGGATTTGCTTGAAAAATATCTAAAATCTTCGCCCGAAAAGCCTGACGAAACAGAGGTGAGCGAATAATGCCTTATGATATGAGAAATCCCGGAAACCCCAGCCACGATGAAATGAACCATGAAGAAAAAAAGAAAGAGCTCTGCATGGAACTGGACCGCATTTGCACATATTTATTCGCCGGTTGTTTATGGCATTTAAGGGCGGCTAATGCTTCAAGGAAAATACATGTTCGCGGCCCCGGCCGTTGGCACGATGACGGGGAGGCAGCAGGTGATTTCTGCTCTTTGAAAAGCTTGCTAAAAATGTCTCGGGATAGGCTGAAATATGACCCCCGAATTGATATGGCAATGGTCGCAAAGGCAGAACCCTATACCATGAATAATCTTGACGATTTTAAGGCCCATTTTCCAATGTGGAAAAAGAATGAGGCAGAGCTTATTGAATGCCTTAACCATGCTATCCATTTAAGCCGAACCATCAGTGCGGAAATATACGAAAAACTCATGTGTCTTATCAAAGAGGTTCAAGGAGAATGGACGCAGGTTGATATGGCTGAGGGTAGCTTTATATTTGGTGGCTATATGCCTCATGATGTTTCCGTTAAATCTAAATGGATGCATGAATATATGGAGCATGAGCACAAAGAGGGCGAAGATATTAACTTCAATCTCGGATAGGCGGTGTATTCATGTCAGACAAAATGAAACGCTGGCAGAAGAACGCCAAGGATACCTATAAGGATTTGAAAGACATTGACCCGGACAAGGCCACAAAGCAGCAATTCATTCTGTACGCCGCTTGCATAGCCCTGCAAGTCCATGAGGATTATCAAGGCGAAGTTACCCACTCAACCCCCGAAACCGACGCACAGGGCGAAAATGAGGGCGCTGTAGGTGCCCTGCTGGATTACATGGCTGACGAGCTTGCAGATTCGGAGAAGTACATCAAATTGTGGCAGCAGACCGGCAACAAAGATTTCAAGGGCGTAGCAAATGATGAATTACGCCATTTCCAAATCCTCGCCAAATACGCCCGAACGGTTGAGCCAAATATTGACTTGAATCCATATATGGTTCACCACAATGCGCTCGCTGCCCGGTTTACGTAACCCAAAGAAAAGCCCCTATCTATTCGATAGGGGTGTCTTTTTGCTCGTCATGCTCAATAAAACACAAATTGTGTTGGTTTGCGATTCTTTGTAAAAGCCGTTGGTCTGTATCTTCGGCAACCTTCTTGCCGTTTCCATCAATAATAGAATAATATGCGGGATCGTTGTATTGGCCGCCGCCATGAGTGCAATCAACCGTCCAATATTGTAATTTTTTCATATTGTCCTCCTTAAGCCCCGGCGTGAAAGCCGGGGTGTCTTTTATTTTGCCTCCGCACAGTAATTTGAACATTTTGCAATTTTGTTATCCGGGTATTTATCGCCCGTATAAGCTATTTGATATGGGTCGTAGTCGCTTTCGGCGGGACAGAATCTTGATAGTTGTACGCATGCTTTTTCTTCGCGCATAACGCATTTAGTTATCTTATTGTCCATTGTTATCCTCCTCAATTCCCCGGCTTATTCGGGATTATCTGCGGCCATAATATCGAATTGATTTCCAATATACTTGATTTTGGTTCCCAAAATTTTGCACAGAGATATTAACCACTTCGTATCTTTGCCAGCTAATACGGTATCCATTTCATTTTCGCTCAAGTCAGAGAAGCAAACATTTTCCCACGCTCCACTTCTTTCTACTCGAAAATATACGCCATCTAAATTTCTATTCATTATGTCCTCCCTCTCCTGTCGGCTCCCGCCCTATCTTATTAATCGCCACCCTATACCCAAATGGCCGCAGTATACGCCCCGCTGTCTCCATATTTGGTGAAATACCACCATTGCATATTCGGCTGATTGTAGAGGCCGCCACGCCTGTCTGACGCGATATCTCACGGATGGTGAGGCCGGTGGTTGTTTGGGCTTGGAGGAATGCTTGTAGGTCGGTCATGTGTTTTTCACTCCTTTCTCCCCTCATTCCTTAACAATTCTCCCTATACAAGCCGGGAAATTCCTGCTTCAATGATCGTTGCTGGCGAATCCAGTCTTACATAATCTCCACAGGCGTTACTTTCCATGTGTTCCACGGTAGTTTTGTATGGCTATGCGCTCAATAGACGCAATCCCTCAGCCAATATATTTTGTGCAGCATTGACATCCCTGTCATGTACGGTATTGCATTCTGGACATTGCCATTCCCGTACCGCCAAGTTTTTAGTGCCTTTGTTCTGATAGCCGCAACATGAGCAAATCTGACTTGATGGAAAGAATTTGTCCACCTTGACAAGTGCCTTATGTTGCCATTCGCATTTGTACGAAAGTTGGCGTGAAAATTCGCTCCATGATGCATCACTGATAGACCTTGCAAGTTTATGATTCTTGACCATATTTTTCACTTGCAAATCTTCGATGCAAATAATGTCATAATCCTTGACAAATTGGGTTGATAGTTTATGTAGTGTATCATTTCGCTGGTTAACCACATGTTCATGCAACCGCGCCATTTTGATTCTTGCCTTATCTTTATTCCTGCTACCCTTTGTTTTTCGGGATAACTGACGCTGCAATTTGGCAAGCTTCTTTTGGCTCTTGGCGAGATATTTGTGATTATCAATAGAAAACCCATCAGAGGAAACGCAAAACGATTTCAGACCCATATCAAGACCAATTGATGTGCCGGTGCTTTCGTGCTGCTGAATTTCTACATCAGTACAACAAATCGACACAAAGTATTTGCCACTTGGATTTTGAGAAATGGTTGCGGAAAGTATGCGGCCTTCAATTTGTCTTGAAATTGCACACTTTATTTTTCCAATCTTTGGAAGCTTTATTCCTGAATCGAAAAGAGAAATACTATTGTTTTTGTTCCTAGTATTATAAGATTTTTTGCTACGCTTCCTACTCTTAAATTTGGGGAATCCAACCTTTGGGTTTCCACTTTTTACCCTCCGGAAGAAATTTATAAATGATTGATCGAGTATCTTTAAGGATTGCGTTAATGGAAAACAATCAACTTCTTTTAACCATAGCAATTCATTTTTTAGTTGAGTAAGCATTGCATCCATTTCATAAAATCGAATTGCTCTGACATGATTTTTATATATATCAATCCTTAACGCTAAAAAATAATTATAAACAAAGCGACAGCATCCAAATGTTTTTTGAATAAGAATTTCTTGTTCTTTATTTGGATATATGCGGAATTTGTACGATTTCTCCATCAAATTCCCCTTTCCCACAATAACGTCAAGGCAAATCTAATATATTCGCTTATGCTCATGTTTTTTTCGGCGGCCTTTTCTTTGAGTTTCTTATAAAACTCGTCCGGCATACTTATATTGAATTTCACAATAACCACCCTTTCAATATATAGTATACACCATTTACCCACTAATGTCAATAATCCACATTCCAGGGATTTTGTTTCATCCAAAATTCGCGGCATATTCTTCATCATATGCCTTTTTATATCCGTCAGGATTGCCGCGCCGTTTCCATTCGTCGTATGTAGCGTCGCATTGCCAGTGGTAATCAGAGCGAGGATTGTTGTTGGCGTAGGCTGATAGCCAAATCTTTTGTCGCGTTTCGGTATGTAGGTCTGCATCCGTCATGGCGGCGAGTTTATCAATATAGTTCTGCCTTGGATTGCCGTAGTTATCGGTATTTTTAGACTTCATCGATTTCATCATGTCAATCCCCTCCCGTGGATTTGGTTTTGAGGGCTGATTCGGCGGCTTCGGGGGTTGGGTGTAGTTGCTCTATCTTAAAATGGCGAGATGAAATGCCGCTACCATCAATATCAGTCCATAACCCCATAAGAATGACCGGATATATCACATCAGCAGATTTGCCATTCGGTTGTTCTTGTTGAAAAGCACACTAGCATTTTTCTCCCACACCGCAAGGCAACCGCGCAATCAATCCGCTTTCTTCCTCTTCTTCAAATTCGGCAAGCCTTTCCGCGATTTCCCCACCGACATATTCAGTATCTCCCATGCGGAAACATGCTTGCCCGCGTTCATTTCTCCATGTCAGTCTATCCATTCATCTCCCGCCTTTCTTTGGTGCTGGTTGGGTTTTGGGTTTGTGGGCGAATGCAATCCAATATTCACCGAAATAATATTCCTCCGGATTTCTGGCAATGTGCTTATCCAATATACGCCATTCATCCCCATTCCCTTGCAACGACACATGCCAGTATGGTTCGCCGCCCATCTGTTTTAATTGCTCCGATGTAAGCGGTTTTAGTTCCGTGAGTGGCGTTCCGCAATGTGGGCAGAAATTAAAATCCAATTCATATTCTTTGCATTGATCGCAATTCATCCTAATCCTCCGTTCTCCCATGGGCGTTCGTGATTTCTTTCCAGTAATCAAGTGCGCGTAGTGCACCGTTTCCATAACCGGCTTTCATGAATGCATCCGATATGGAAAATCCGCAAATATCTTCAATTTTTCCGTCAAGCCAATAAAGGCGATATGTATTCTCTTTCATAATCAATCCCTCCCAAATTTGGGTTAAAACCAGTCAATCAAAATATGATATGGATCAATTGTTTCGTCCGACAAATACAGGTCCCCGCATCGGTCCACGATATCCCCATTCTCATTAGTAACCTTCATATTGTCTTTCAACTCAGAAAAACTTGTTCCCGGCTTAACAAGTGTTATATTAGTTCCGACAATTATTTTGTTGCCTTGCTTTTTAACAACCACGCCTATTCTGGAGCTTTGCAATATCACAATCAATTCCTCCTATCTTTCCCGCATGGGGAGGGGTGAGGGTTTGCGGGGTGCTCTATCGGCTCAAAGGCATATCTTTCAGACAAGGCCCATAATGCTGTTTTCACGTTTTGATTGAGAAATAACCAGTTAATCGTACAGCCACCGCACATAGGGCAGGCCATTACTGCTTGATCGTTCGGCAGGATAGTCCCCTGCTTTCTATATTCAGATAAATCCTTTTCAGTCGCAGTCCTCAAAATCAATTCTACTGGCTTGCCAGAGCAATTACATGTTTTTCCAATTACCTTATATTCCATCCTCACTTACCCCTTTCAACCATTCCCCGATTGGTGCCGGGGTTCGGTGTCGGTTGGGCGAAACACATACTCAATATCCCTGTATTCGTCAACAACCGTTACTGTATCGCCTTGGTTTAATGCCAGCGCAACTTGAAGAATCGCAAGCCCCGACATAATCCCTTTAGCTTCTTTTAATGTCTTAATCTCAATAGTCTGCATTCTCATACCCTCCTATTTTCTGTCCCAGCAAGCGGCGCTGGTGATGGTTGCTGGCTTGCGGCGCGTCAAAATCCGTCGCGCATCGTCACAGGTTCCGGCGTAGTTTCCATTTTTGACGTATGCTATTGTTCCTTCCATGTCGGATGCCCAACGCTTTACTTTTTGCGTGTCTGCGCGTAACATGACATAAAGCAAATCAGAAAACGTATTCCGTGCGCGTATGTCGTCCGTTGTGTCTCGTTCCATTTTTAATGCGCGGATTGCTTCGCTGTAATTCATGCCCATTCCCTCCTGTTGGTTTTGGTGGTTAGTGCCGGTTTTGACCGACCGGCGGCGGTGTGCGTGAGATTGTGATTATCTTGTCTCTATTAATCTATGGCTTACATATCCTTGCTGTTTTTGAAACATTTGCTTTATAGCTTTTAATGCGGTTTCGGGTTTTCGGGAGTTATAATGCTGTCTTGTGACATTCCCCGATTTATGCGTAACCTCAAAATAGTATGTATTAAGCTTCATCTTCATGCCCTCCCGTTTCGTTTGTGTTTTCTCTATGGTCTTATCTCTTGGTTATATTTTATCACGACTGCGCTATAATGTCTATTAGAGGGATATATAAAGATAGCACTATATATTTGGTAATTATGTATATCGACTGCATTATATTTATGTGCTATAATAAGAATGAAAGGGGGACGAAAACAATGTCACCAATTAGCGAGGCCCAAAAAAGAGCAACGGCCAAATATGAGGCAAAAAAGTACGACAAGCCCGTGATCCGCATGGAAAAAGGCAAAAAGAATATAGTATCCACTCATGCGCAAGAATACGGCGAAAGCTTTAATGGCTTTGTTAATCGCGCAATTAATGAAACCATGAATCGAGACAAGAAGGAAAGTATACGCATTCAAAGTCGAGAAAGAAGAGAAAAGCTAAAGACTATGCAGATTCTCTGTGATATCCCAGAAGATTATGACGGCCCCGCCATCTATGCTTTAATTGATGATGAAGGAAAAAAATATATTTGCTCTACTATGCATCTAAGACAACGCTTATTATCTCATAAAACACATATGAAAATTGCTTTAGTCGATGGAATCAATGGATTCATTAATCAAAAATTAGTTGACGCCGTTTTGTCTGGTCGTAAATTCCACGCTGTAATATTAGAGCAATTTCCGGCCAATATTGGCCCCGAACGCTTAATGGAAAGAGAGGGCTTCCACTTAGAATCTTGCGGCGGAATTGATAATACCTATAATTTAGTGCCGATAAAACAATCAAATTGCCAACCCGGCGACATTATGGAATACGTGAAGGACGAAAACAATGTATAAATGCCCTAATTGTGGACGGGAACTTGAGCCTTGGCGGGAAGAACCGGACAACTGCTATGTTTGTATGGTATGCGGCAGCGAAATGGAAAAGGTGGAGGACACCGGCCTTGATCTGTGAGCGGTTTCGTGTCCAATTCGTGTCCAGTAGCGTAGAAATTTCAGGATTTTTCAAGAAATTTAAAAGCCAAAAACCACGATAACAAGCGGTTTCTGGCTTCTCTATGTATGGCAAGTTACTAATTCGAGCCTCGTAACCCGCTCCATAGAGAAACCGTGTAAACGCGATGTTTATGCGGTTTTTTCTTTTGGCTAACTTCCGTTTTGGCTGTTCGTGTCCAATTGTGTCCAGTAATTATTTAAAGTTGAGTTTTTTGACGTTGTTTTTTAGGTCGTCAACATCCACCTCGGTATAGATTTCCGTGGTCTTTAAAGTGGCGTGTCCTAGCAGTGTTTGAATAGCTCGAATGTCAGCACCGGACCGGAGCATATAGGTGGCAAAGGTGTGACGGCATTTGTGGGGCGACATATAAGGGATGGCATCCGCGCCCTCGCTTTCCAAGTAGACATTTAAATCCTCAAAGAACATTTTATATAATCGCTCATACGTCCGGTGCGTGTGATGATTTCCGTCCTTCCTGCAAATAACATACAACCCAACACGCGGCAACACATTAAGGTGCCTTTCCAATGCTTCATCATACGTCACAATCCGGTCATGCTTCGTCTTGGTGGCATCCTTCACAATCTCGCCATGCTCGCTTTTTGTGAGTGTGCGGTGAATGTGGAGGGTTTTGTTTTCTGTGTCGATATCGGACCACATAAGGGACAGAAATTCACCGATACGCAGGCCGGTATAAAGTAGAAATGCAATCAGCGGGCCGTGCTCATGCTTATCCAGGTAATCCACGATGTATGCAATTTGAGTCCGGCTGAACGCCTTAATCTGGCTGGGCGCTTTATCCGGCAACTGAATGTTGGTGGCAGGGTTCTTGTGGCATAAATAGTTGTCTATCGCTGTATTGAAAATCCCATTCAGACAAATCATGATATTTCCTTTTGCTTGCCGAGACAGCTCTTTTCCGTAGCGATTCCGGGCATTTGCATATAGTTTGGCGATATGGGCCGGCTTCACTTCGGCCAGCTTGAGTTTGCCGATGGCTGGGATAATGTGATTATTCACATACATGCTGTAATCTTTATGGGTGCTGTATGATACGTTCGGCTTTAGATACACTTCCAGCCAATGTTCGGCCCACTCCCCCACCGTCTTCACGCGCTCTATGGGCACCTTATTATCGGAGGCAAGCCATTCCTTGTGGGCCTTCCTACAGGCCGTAGGCGACGATGCGGTAAAAGATTTGCGGACGGTTACGCCGTCGATCTCGTCTACGGTGCGCAGCCGGTATTTGCCGCTGGGTAACTTCGTTATGGTTCCCTCGCCATTTGCTTTACGCCCCATGCCTACCCCTCCCCACGTCAATGGTTTTCAACTTCTCCAAAAAATGCAATTGCCACATAAAAAGAACATGCAAATGTTACTTGCGATTTGGTTATTCTGCGGATTGATCTTTAAGAACATTTGTTTTATGATTTACTTATGGGAAATCTTAGAAAATATCACTCTTTATGTTCCTCTGGTGGTTCCAACATTTTATCCATAGTATTTCCAATATATGACAATATTTACAATACAAAAATGATAAAGTGTAAATAAAGTCTGATGTTGGGCAACGACCGCGATTGCACATAAAAAGAAAGAAGTGGACAACATGAATGACGTAAGAACGATCACGCACTCCCCGGCGGCCTCTGCTTTAAATGAAGCGGAGTCCTTGGTACGGCGCGGAGGAAATGCGGAGAAAAAAGACAAGCATTCCAAACTCATGAAAATCGCTAAATGTCTATCCAGCGCCGACAAGCAGGTACTTATTGATTTTGCTTGCGCTTTAATGAGGCAGCAAGATCAAGTAATATATCCCGATTATCCTCATTCAAATTCTTAAATAATTCTGATAATTGCTTTTCTTGGCCCGAAAGCCCGTCATCTTCAATGGTGGCGGGCTTTTCTTCTATTAAATCACTTTTCATAATACCGAAATAATCAGCCAGTGTTTGAATTGTTCCCATTCGAGGCATCTTTGTGCCATTACACCAAGTTGATATTGTGGACTTGTTTATTCCAAGATCATTGATTAAATCAACTTGCGTCTTTCCGTTTTTATTCATATAGTAGTTGAGCATTTTAGAGAATATCAACTTTTCATTAGACACTTTATTCACCTCCTTAATCATACATTACACCAAAAGTAGAAGTTTGTCAACAGATAGCATAAAAAAATCTACTTTTAGTCTTGACATGGCAATCTACTTGTGGTAGAGTATACGCAGGAGGTGAAAATATGGAGAAACTTCATATTAGTTTAGCAGCTGCCAGAGTGAACGCCAAACTTACACAAGCAGAATTGGCGTCAAAATTAGGCGTACATACAAGCACGATTAAGAATTGGGAAAGCGGGAAAACATCTCCAGAGTCACGGTATCTTAGACAGATCGGGGAATTGTCCGGAATCCCTATGGATTATATTTTTTTGCCTGATACTCTACCTAAAGTAGATAATAGGGCCAGCTAAAAGAAATACCCTCTACCCACGCCGTCCAAAGCAAAGTAGAGGATATATAAACACTCACAAGGAGCCTGACTAAATTATATCACGTTCCTTGTGCAATTACAAGGAGGATTTATTAATGGCAACGAAAACAGCGGAAACAAAAGAAATCATCATTCCGGCAATCGACATTCAAAGGCTTGCGTTGAAAATCGTTGGAGATTCCCCGCTTATCATGCATAAGTGGAGTGAAAAGGCTAAGAAGGAAATTCTTGACAAGCATATGAAAAAGGCCAAAAAAGGTAAGGATGCAAAGGTTCCGGTCGCTGATTTTATTGACAGCATTTATTGGCTTTCCCATGAACCAAAGGAAAAAACCGAGGAAGGATTCGCGGAGGCAATCAAGAATGGCGCAACCTTTGGCTTTCCATCCGTTGCATTCAAGGCTTCCGCCGTATCTGCCGGGTATCGTAGCGGAGTTACCAAAGACAAGGTAAGTACATACGCCGCTTTCCACATTGACAATGAATTTGTTGAAATCAATGGGATTCCCGAAATGTGTGAGGATATGGTGCGTATCGGAATGACAGTTGACATTCGTTATCGCGGAGAGTTTAAGGAGTGGAGCGCAGAAGTCGGCGTGAAATATAATGCATCCGCAATATCCGCAGAGCAAATTGTGAATCTATTCAATCTTGGTGGTTTCGCTTGTGGCATTGGTGAATGGAGAGCCGAAAAGGGCGGCACATTTGGCATGTATCACGTTGGATAATCGCGGCAGGTGAGGCGGGGTATTGTGCGGAGAGGCTAGGCTTGTTAGGGTGCGGCAGGCATGGCGTGGTACGGTACGGAATGGCCCGGCGTGGTAAGGTCTGGCGAGGCAGGCAAGGCTAGGCTGGGCGAGATGCGTTATGGCGGTGCAAGGCGTGTCGAGGCAGGCACGGCGAGGTGGGCTTTGGTGTGTTTAGTTCCGGAATGTTTTGGCAAGGCAGGCAAGGTTGGGCGCGGCATGTTAGGACGTGGTACGGCGGGATGTGATAAGGTGCGGCAGGCTAGGCGAGGCGGGGATTGGTACGGCGTGTCACGATAAGGCAGGCATGGCGAGGCGAGGCAGGGCAGGGCCGGGCGAGGCATGGTATGGCAGGCACGGATTTTACGAAAGGAGAAATCACATGATATATCAATGGAAATTACCGCTATACAAAATTGACGCACAAACGGCGGGTGAGGAATTGGAAAGAATCACCCAAGCCCGCCACTCCCTCACGCCGGACGCTGTTGTGGATGAAAGCCGTTCCGAAGATGCTGTTTTACATAACTGTTTTGAGTGGAACAACGAAAGCGCCGCTGAACGATATCGGGAAACGCAGGCACAGGAGCTTATCAGAAATATTGTTACCGTCACTGTCAATGACGAGGAAATCACGGAGCCGGTGCGGGCATTTGTGAGCATCCAAAACGATTATAAGCCGGTCAGCGTGGTTGTAAGGACCAAAGAATACAGCGACGAAATGTACCGTAAAGCCTTGCGAGACTTACAGGCTTACAAGCGGAAATATGCAGGGCTGGAACAGCTTGCGGAAGTTTTCAAGGCTATCGATTCGGCGTTAGGCGAGGCCAGTTAATTAAAGCCGCCCAGGCGGCGGGAGGGAGTACATATGAAAATCATTATCGAAGCAGAACCCAAAGAGATCGCCGCTCTTGTATTAGCGGTACAAGAGCGGCAGGATGTAAACTTGACGCAGGAACAGATTGATGAATATTACGCAAAGATATTTGAGCCTATGGGCGATTGTCATCTTGCTCAGCCTGTTCATGATATTGACGCAGGCAAGCAATTGTAACTTCTAATGCTTGTTTTCTGCAAAAGTCTAGCATCTTTAATTGCGGGTCACTAAATTTTTCATTATCGATTTTATGGCTCTGTGAAATTAGGGCTAAAACAGATTCCTTGATTTTATCAAAATCCATTATTTCACCTCCCCTCATAGGGAGATTATACCAAAAATCGACATTAACCACAATGAGGTGAGCCATGAAACACATAATTCCAATATTACTGATGGGCTTGATTTACATTGAAATACTCTTTTGTCTAGCAATCGGTTTATCGCAATAAATAAAGGGAATCCCGCTGCTTGACCAGCCACGGGAAACCCTATACGGACGCAACAACACCACTGCTGCGCCCATCGCTATTATAGCATGGGTACGGCTCCAACACAAGGAGGAGGTGCAATATGGCCCGGAATGCGTTACCAGATGAATATATGCTTCCTGCCGAGCTTGCCAAGCGGAAGGGATTAAGTGTTGAGAAAATGACGGAAGAATTGCGCCGAGATTATTATAGGGATCGTACGCAAAAATTATATCCATATGCCGAGGTATTCCATAATGGAGAAACCGGAGGCTGGCAATATCGAATACATCGCAAGCGGTTTGATCGCTGGGATAGCGGCGAGGACATGGGAGCGGATCAACTTATTTCGCTGATAGTGGAGATGGTAAAGGGGGCATGAGTAAATTGACGCAATCTCAACGCAAAGTCTTTGAAAGACTCTGCCAATGCAAAAACTTCATCCCGAATCCTTATTTTCTGAGGATGCAGAAGAAACAAGAAGCAATCAAAATTTCCGACAATACATAAAGGACGTGATACCAATGGACTCACGACGATTCTACATAATAATCATGGCCTGCCTTGCCCTTATGGTAATCTGCGCTGCATCGCAGGCCGTACAGATAACCGCACTCAAGGAAGACGCTCAGGAGGCCCACAAGGCCATAGCAACCCAAGATGTAGTCCAGCACCCCGAACCCGTACAAATGACCGTACCGGAGCCCGTGGAGCCCCCAGCACCTACCTTTACGCCTATGGACATTCCACTGCCGATAGACTTGCAGCAACACACCTGGGAGCTTTGCCAAGAATATGATGTTCCTTTTGAGGTTGTGCTGGCCGTTATGTACCAGGAGACGGGCTACCGGGATTTGACTGTCATGGACTCCAACGGCCTCTATTCCACCGGCTTTATGATGGTGAATGCAATCGCATGGCCGGAGTTGGAGGAGATGGAAATAGATGTGCATTCGGAGGAGGGCGGCATTGAGGCGGGAATTATCATCCTAGCAGATTACTGGCACCGATATCCGCCGGAGCAGGCACTCACAGCATACAATTGCGGCGAGTCCCGGATGCTGAGGAATGGGTTGACCAGTACGCGGTATTCGCGAAAGATAATGGAGGAGGTTAATGCATCATGAAAAAGAACGAAATTGTAGTAGGCGGCACATATTCCAATGGCAAGGGCGGGATCCGCAAGGTTATAGCAGAGGGGGATAAATGTGTATTATATCGTGGCGTTCGGGATGCGGTTTGCATCCGATATAGGGTTATTAGGGACGGAACCAAGCATAACCGCACCGATGGGAATGAGCACAGCATAACACGACAGTCATTTTCGCAGTGGGCTGAGGAAAGGATTATTGAAGAATAAGCATCGACCGCGTGAATTCGCGGCGAGGAGAGGGAAATATTATGAGCAAAATTAAAGTCGGCGATACCGTCCAATGGACGAAATGGACGAGATGGGACACCAGACCATATGATTTGAAAGAAATGCCAAAACGCGTCGGCAAGGTATTGGCGTTTGTTCCGGCTGGGAAAGACATTCGAAACGTTTGGACCGAAAATAATATCATCATTAAGCGGGATAAATCCGGCCCTAATGTATCTAAAAACGAACGCGCCGTAGTGCTTGTGATGGGCGGCGCAAAAGGAACGCTGGAATACCATTATGCACCCAGCGTTGGAAGGTTGGAGATAGTTTCGCCAGACGGGCTTGAGGAATAGACGGGAGGAAATATGTTTGATTGGTTTAAGGAAGGGAATTTCAGCATTTTGATTCTGGTGGTAAATATCATAATGCTTTGGCAAAACAAGAAGAAATAAGCGCCGCCCACCGCGATGGAATTACGATAGGGCAGATTGAAATGAGAAATTCATGCTTAAGAAAGGCGATCAGGTAGTTATTGTAGGCAGCGCAGAGGAAGAAAAGTATAAGGGCTGCATATTTGAAGTTTTGAGCGATCCATATAGCATATGCGGTTCCGATGTAGTCAAAATGAAGTGTCACGAAACGGGCAAATACTTTGGCGGTGGATATGCGGTTGAATATCTCATGCATGCGTAAAAACGCCGCCCAGTGAAGCAACACCAAGGCGGCAAAGGAAACTATTCATCTTTATTATAGCGAAATTGGAGGGTTTGTCAATATGATTCCTCAAACAATGGAGCAGCTTCAAGATTCCGAGGAGCTATGCGGTTATTGCGCCGATACTGATTATGGCGAACATGCAAGCTATGGAACACCCAATGGTCAAGTATTTTGCGAGGGCGCATATTGCGAATCCGCATATGAGCGATACCTTGAAGAGATTGGCGCGACCGATACTATCATCAAAATCAAAATCAGAACAAAAGTAACGATTGTGGAGGATTGAAAATGGCTAATATATTGAAGATCGAATATGACATGCAGGAACTTCGGGATGGCATAAAGGCGGCAGTCATGGAGGCATTAAGCGGCGAAACGCTTGACGATATCCGCGCCGAAATCAAGCGGGATTTTATCGAGCAGCTAAAGCCAGAGGTTGAGGCCATATCCAGAGAAAAGGCGATTGATTTTGTAGAAGAACTTCTCTGCGACATTGCCGAAAATAGTACAGTCTCTGTTGGCGGTGGCTGGAAAGAAGAAGCCAAAATATATACCTACCGCGAATTTGTGAAAGAGGAAATTCGCAAGATCGTTGAAAAGGAAGAAATAAAAGTCAGAACGCCCAACGGTCGCAACGATTATTCATCCGTCAAGTTTAGTGATTACGTGATTAACCATTGCGTTGATGGCGAAATTGAAAAGCATATCAAAACTAATATTGATGCACTTCGCAAAGACGTTAATTCCAAAGTCAAAGAGATTTTTGACACGCAGACCCGCAACATGCTTTCTGAAACGGTCATGGGTGTTATCATGCAGAGCGATATATACCGGCGCATTGACGGGAATATCAAGTGCATTGCTGATAAATCCAGTAGTCAGTAGAAAAGGCGGTGCATCAAGTGCTATCCATTGAAGATCAACGAGCGCTGGAAAGGCTTGAGCGTTTGGAGCCGCCTGACGTTGACGAGATTTTGCCGTATGAGGATTGGTGGTATACGTTGGAGGATATGGAGTACGAACAGAGACGAGAAAATGAAATTTTAGGGAGGAATTATTGATGGGCTGCGATATTCATTTACATATCGAATTAAAGGTAAGTGGAAAGTGGGAACATTATGCCGCGCCGAGCGTTGATAGATGGTATAAGTTATTTGGATTGCTTGCGGGTGTGCGTAACATGGAAGTTAATCCAATATCGCCTCCAAGGGGCTTGCCTGACGATGTTTCCATTATCACCAAACTTGAAAGAGAGGATATGGGGCGTGACGGACATACTGATTCTTGGCTTAATGCAAATGAAATTTTAATATTATCAGAAACGCTTAATGATTGGGGCGAAAGGGATAATGTGGGATTCTTGGGATATGACCTTGAACACCAAATACTAAGAACATACCTATTCAGAAATTCATTCGCAGGCCATGTAAAATATGAGGATTGCTCTTTGCCAGATGGCGTTGAGGATGTAAGATTCGTCTTTTGGTTTGATAATTAAGGAGGATTCACCACATGTATGACTACGATTTCACCGGCGATCTATCCATCTACCAAAAGCAGCTTGACGAGGCCGGGATTGATTTTGATATTACGAATTATGCCGGACTTACAAAACGGGAGATTGAATGTGTTATGGGCGGTCTATTACTCTTTAAACCAAAGGGGAAAACAATTGAAGTGGAAACCGAATTACTATTCGATCCAAATCCGCCGGAACCAGGAACAATTAAAGATTGGGAATACTTGGATTGCCTGTGGGAAGGGCAGAGGTTGTCATGATATGGGAATCTCTTGGCTCATGCGACAATTACATAATCGGGGAGGCGACAATAAAAGCTGCTCTCCCGGCCAAGGCTCCATACTGTCAATATTGTACCTATATATCCTATCAGCAGTCATATGATCGGCATAGTTGTCGGATTACAGGAGAGTGGATTCTTAATTATAAAAAAGAGCGGGGCGAGAGATGCCCATTCACATTTGAAATGGAGGAATAATCAATGGCGATCATGGCAAAGGCAAGCGGAGGCGGCGGAAATCCCGTCGCAGCAGGTGTTCATATAGCGTTATGTACTCGCATAGTGGATATCGGCACTCAATTTAACGAAAGATTTGGAAATTCCCAACGGAAAATCATGTTCACATGGGAAGTGCCGGATGATACTGTGATTATTGAAGGTGAAGAAAAGCCTAAATTTATTAGCAAAGAATATACTCTCTCGCTTAATGAAAAGGCGAAACTTCGGGCAGACCTAGAATCATGGCGCGGCAGAAAATTTACGGATTCAGAGCTTAATGGATTTGATTTGGTTAATGTTCTTGGCAAGGCCTGCCAGATTCAAGTGCTACACAATGACAAGGGATATGCTAACATTTCATCCATAATGTCACTTCCAAAAGGAATGCAAGCGCCTGCACCGGTTGGCGAGAATATTTACTTTGATTTGTCTGCGGATTCCTGCTTGTCAATTATGGAAAAACTTCCGGAATGGGTAAGGGATAAAATCAAATCTTCCCCTGAATACTTGAATCTTACCGGCGCACAGGTGGACACTTCCGATGACTTCAAAGACGTTACAAATGAAATGTATTCAGGTGATGAGGATCTTCCATTTTGATTGACAGAGAGTGTTATATCTGTAAGACCACACGGGACATCCAAGCCCATCATGTGTTCTTTGGCAGTGGATATCGAAAGCTATCTGATAACTATGGTATGGTGGTTGATTTGTGTATGAGCCACCATACCGGCCCACAGGGCGTGCATTTTAATCGGACGCTGGACTTGAGATTAAAGCGCGAATTTCAAGCAGAATTTGAGCAGACGCATACGCGAGAAGAATTTATGAAAATATTTGGGAGGAATTATTTGGAATGAGCGGCCAAGACTTATATTTGGAAATTGATAATAAAGTAAAGGCATTAAACTCTGCCCTCTCAGAACACCGAAAACGGGGCGAAAAATACGCCAAGGCACGTAGAGAGTACCAGGTATCTCTTGCAAAAGAAATCCTCATACAGCGCAATTCTGGGGTTCCTGTGACGATTATATCCGATATATGCAAGGGCAATGAGAGAATAGCGGATTTGCGCATGGATAAAGACATAGCAGAATCATTGTATAAATCAGCAGGAGAGGCAATCAATTCCTACAAACTTCAAATTCGGATCATTGAAGGACAGATTGATCGGGAATGGGGCCGGAGGTGACATATGGAGCATTCATTTGTTATTGAAATAGCACAGGAATATGGGGTTAATGCAGCTATAATTTTAAATAATATAAGCTTTTGGATTGAAAAAAATAAAGCAAATAATGATAATTTTTATGATGGACGCTATTGGACGCATAATACTGTTGCGGCATTCCAGAAGTTATTTCCTTATATGACCAATAAACAAATCATGACCGCCCTTAAGAAACTAGAAGATGCTGACATTATTATTACGGGCAACTATAATAAATCTGCATACGACAGAACTAAGTGGTATGCATTAACCGATAAGGGAAACTCGATTATCCCAAAATGTCAAATGGATTTACCAAATAAGTCAAATCAATTTGACAAAAATGGAGATTGTACTATACCAGATATAAACACAGATATATGTAATGCGCAAAGTAACGAAAAGCTATTTATGCAATTTTGGGAGGCATATCCAAAAAAAAGAAGTAAAGACGATGCATTTAAAGCGTTTAAATCCCGAAAGCCCAATCCAATTCTTGTTGGCGAAATGATCGCGTCTATTCAACTAATGAAGGATTCTGGAGAATGGTCAAGCCAACAGATGAAATATATCCCCTATCCAGGGACTTGGTTGAGGGCTGGAGGATGGAAGGACGAGGTTGAACCGCACAAAAAAGAACCACAAGGAAAGGTGTGGAAATCCCTTGATTGATTTATTCTCGGGCGTCCAGCCCAATATAGAAGCCGAACGTTCCATTGTTGGAGCCATTCTTATAGACGCTGACAGGATCATGCCGGAATGCGAGGAAATTTTATCTGAAAATGATTTTCTTATCAGCGAATACCGTACACTGTACCGGACCATGATCGGCTATTTCGTGGATGGAAAGCCTATTGATGTCGTTACTCTATTAGCACAGCATGGCGATGAATACAAGGCAATAATCGCCGAATGCGTTCAGTCAATGCCATCTACTGGTAACTGGAAATCCTATGCACGGATTGTAATTGATACAGCAAAGCGATATAGAGCACATGAGGCCACCGCAGAACTGATTGGCTTGCTTACGGACCGAGCGGACGTGCAAGAATGTCAGCAGATGGCAGCAAGGATATGTGAACAGCTTTCCACGGTCACTACGGGCGATACAGTATCGGCAAAAGAAGGATTTCACCAATTCTATTCCTCACTACAGCATCCAATAGAATATATTCGCACAGAATTTTCGAAAATCGATCAACATACATACATTGAACGTGGTGATTTTATCGTTATTGGTGCACGGCCATCTGTAGGAAAGACGGCGCTAACGTTGGATATAGCGAAGAATATTGCGAAGCATAACAAGGTGGCATATTTCAGCCTTGAAACCAAGAATGGAAAGCTATTTGCCAGATTAGTTGCAAATCTTAGTGGTGAATATTTCGGGCGCATAAAATCCAGAAATGGTATTGATTATCAGAAAATTCTTGATACTAAAAAGGTTTTTGATGAATTGGATTTATATACCATAGAAGCCGCTGGATGGACGGTAGCGCAAATCAAGGCAAAGGCAGTGCAATTGGGCGCAGAAGTAATATTCATCGATTATATCGGCCTAATCCATGCCGACGGAAACAGCAGGTATGAGAAGATGACTAATATATCCTATGAATTGCATACGCTAGCGCAGCAATCTAAAATAACTGTATTTGGTTTATCTCAACTAAATAGAGCTGGAACCGGAGAGCCAACAATGGAAAATTTGCGGGAATCTGGACAGATTGAGCAGGATGCGGATATTATTTTGTTATTACATGCACCGGAAGATGATGATCCTACACAGCGCCAAGTTATTATCGCAAAAAACAAAGAAGGACAGACGGGAAGTGTGAAATTGCACTTTCAGGGGGAATATCAGCGATTTAGCGAGATTGAGACGAGGTATTCTTAATGGTGTTTACGATACCAGAAACTAAATCAAACTTAGGAGAATATAGCCTCAATAAAATCTATCAAGGGCGGCATTGGTCAAAGCGAAAGCAGGACGCGGACTATTGGCATTATCGGGTACTATCTGAATTAAGGCGGCAGAAGATTCCCCGGAAGTTTTTTAAGAAATCCATACATATTGACTTCTGGTTTAATTCCCGCCTTGATTCAGACAACCACGGGTATATTGTCAAGCTCATTATTGACGGCCTAAAGGGTTACTTGATAGCGGACGATAATAAGCGCCACGTATCAAGCCATTCTGTTTATTTTTGGGATGGGGATGGAGTTAAAATCGAGATTCAATAATCCCCGTGTGGAAATCAAAATTGAACTGGAGGAATCAGGATGAAGCCAATTTATGAGCCGAAAGGCCGTGCGCAAGAATATTGTGACTTGGCAATTAACATCTACACCGGATGTAATCATGGCTGTGTGTACTGCTATGCGCCGAGGGTACTACATAAGACACAGAAACAATTCGCCGCCGTGGAGCCGCGCAATGGCCTTGTGGACGCACTTAAAAAACAACTAGTGACCGAGGGCATAAGAGACCGCGAAATTCAGTTGTGCTTTACCTGTGACCCATATCCCGCCGACATTGACACCAGCGTTACCCGTGAAGTGATTGAAATTATCAAGAATAGCGGGAATCATGTGCGGATTCTGACAAAAGGCGGCAATCGCGCTTTGCGGGATTTTGATTTGCTGGATGGCGGGGATTGGTTCGGCGTGACGCTAACAGAATATAGCAGATGGATTAAAGAAAATGAACCAAACACGGGAACGCCATACGAAAGATTGAATAGTTTATTGAGGGCAAGCGAATCGGGTATAAAAACATGGGCTTCTTTTGAGCCTGTATATAATCCGTCATATGTATTTGCTATGATACGCGATATAGATTTTATTGATATATTCAAAATAGGGAAGCTCAACTATGCGCCCTCTGATATTGATTGGGGAGAGTTTGGGCGCGAATGTGAAAGACTTTGTGTTGAGCATGGCCGAAGCTACTATATAAAAGACGATTTGCGCAAGGCGATGGAGGTGCAGCCATGAAATGCTCAAATCATCCTTGCTGCGATTGCATCGAAATATGCCCTGACAGAAAGGGGCCTAGACCATGGAGCGGGAAAGAAGAAAGATTTCTGTTATACCTGATTAATCACGGAGAAACGGGCAAGCAGGCTGGGGATAGGTTGGGCAGGAGTGGAGATGCCTGCCAATCGAAATATAGGGAGTTGACAAGGATATAAGGATAAAGGAGGTAGAGGCCGATGGATAAAGTGCATTTCTCCAGCAATAAAGACGATTGGTGTACACCGTGGGATTTTTTCAATAAATTAGATTCGGAATTTCATTTCACCTTGGATGCAGCCGCCAGTCATGCGAATGCAAAGTGTACCCGATATTTTACCGCCGAGGATGATGGACTATCCCAGGATTGGGC